TCATTCGGATATTCTAAAGACCTTAATTATAATTTTGTAGAAAATGATTATGTTGAAACAGGAAGTAATGCGGGATTAACATCTAGTGGTGCTGATGTGAATCAAATAGCTGTTGGATCAAAATATTTAGACTTGGGTATAAAGCCGAGTGAAATTAATACGCCCGGATCTGTAGCAAATAATATGCATTTAGCCGCTAGTGTTTCTTGCACACCAATAGGCGCTAATCAAACTAGCATATTTTATAATACTGTTTCGTATAGTGATGTTTATTCTTTAGGTATTCAACTTTTGGGCGGATTTGCTAGTATCAGAGGTATGATAGGAACTCAAATTGCTAATAGTCAAATTACTCCTCTTTCATCAGGATTTGTTCCCTTAAATTTTTACATAACATCTAGAATATCAACTATAGATTCTAGAAATTATCAGAACGGATCTCAGATTGGTACTACAAATACTACAAATGCAACAGCTATATTAACTAGTCCAGCTAATCCATTATTGATGTATAGGCAAAGTGCAGGATATTATGGAAATATGAGAATAAGTAGTTATTCTATAGGATTAGGATTAAATGCTTCAGAAGCATCAATTTTATCATCGGCAATAGCCACATTCAATACCGCTTTGAGTAGGAGTTAATATGCCAACATACTTTGTAGATATGGAAAGTGGTAACGATAATTATGGAGGAAGTAGTTTTTCTGTATTGGCATCAGGTGTAGATGGAGCAATAGCAACTCCACCAGCCACAGCATATTCTGTATTTAGTTCAGCTAGTGCAAATTTTCCTAATGATGGTACTATAGCCTCAACAAAAAATGAGGCATGGTATACTAATTGTTTTTATCTTAATACTGTTCCCACTAATACTACTATTAATATGACTAGTATTACTCCTCCAAGTGGTATAAATTCTACAGTGTATTCTTTATTGGAAGACTCATCTTCTTCTACTCATTATATACAATCTACTACCTGGTATACTCCAATATATCAAGGCACACAGTACACATTATCAATCTATGCTAAAGCTGCTGGAAGAAATAAGGTAATAATAAGATATAGTGGATCAGATGCAAAAACTGCACGATATAATCTTAATAATGGTACTGTAGAAGCCACAGGAGCAAGTGCTTCGTCATCAATAACTAGCATAGGAAATGGTTGGTATAGATTGTCTTTAACATTTACTACTGGGGGCGTAAATACTTCATCTTATTCTGCAGATAATTGGGAGATATTTTTACTAGAAGATTCATTTACTTCATTGTCTCCCTCTTCAAGTTCATATTTTGGCAATGGTAGAGATGGGGTGCTTTTGTGTGCTATGCAAATAGAAACTGGATCATCGGCTACCACATACGAAAAACCTCCATTACATTCATTGAGTATATTCAATGGAACATCTTATATATCTTTTTATATTACTGAACGTATTAGTTCTACTTCATTAAGGATTAATTTAATTAATGGAGGTACGGCTATCTCGGCACAAACTTCTAGACAATATTTTATTGGAGGAGTTTGGAGAACTATAGCAGCCGTGGGAGGAGGCCCAACTGCTGCTAGAATTATTCCCGGAGACACAATAAGAATTGAAGCTAGTCCATATCCAACAGTTTTAGGTAGTGGAACATGGAGCACATTAAGTGGTTTAGCTGGATCGGCTCGTAGTAACATATCTAGTGCAACAAACACATCGCCAATTACTGTGACATGTGCTAGTACAATGGCTACTTTAGGAATTAATAACGGAGATACTGTTATTATCCATACCAATACCTCCAATACTAATAGTAATGGAACTTGGACAGTTTCTAATGTTAGTGGATCTTCTTGTTCCCTTGTTGGTTCGTCTGGAAATTTTAATCAGACCACAAGCAATGGACTATTAACTAAAATGACTCATAGAGTAGTAACACTCAATAATGCTGTTACTGCTAATATAGCTAGTTTTGGCAACAGAGGGAATGGAAGAACAGTTTGGACAGCAAGCTCCAATGTAACAGCAGACTTTGATACCACAACCAGCATTGATTCTAAGGAAGGAGATGTGTCTGATAGAATAGCTATAGGAGCAGCTTTTACTACCGGTAAAGCAGCATATAAAGCTACAGGATCATTAAATTTAAGTTCATATCAACAGCTAAGTTTTTTTATTAAGCAAACTGCTGGTACAGTAGCAGTATCTGGAGATGTTAGTTTAAGACTATGTTCAGATACTATTGGAGATACTACTGTTCATACTTTTGCTGTACCTCCAATGTTAAATCTTAATGTGTGGATTCCTTTTACTATTAATCTTGGTTCTACTATGAGTAGCAACATACAAAGCGTTGCATTATATGCGGATGCTGATAAAGGAGCACAAACGTTTCTCTTGAGTAATATACTAGCTTGTAAAGCTCCTTCGGAACCAGACAGCTTAACTTTGCAATCTTTAATTAGTAAAAATACAGGAGATGAATGCTGGTACCCCATAATGAGTATCAATGGCACAAGAGTTATGCTCGGACAAGGAAACGCAGCAAATACAAATTTTCTTGGCTCTACAAGCTCTAATAGAGGAGGATATTATGGAGTAACTGAGAATGTATTAACCTATAAAAGAGAAACTATAAAAGTTGCTATGACCAGCGCCGCTACTTCAGTCAACCAAGCTCCTCAGGAGGCTGGCGCTGCTGGTAATCCTATGTCGTGGGAATTTGGTTATGATAGAACCAATATGAGTACCAGAGATTCTCAAACCTATATTGATGGAACCAATGGCTTAGGATATGGATTTTTTACACAGGGATATAATTATTTCAACGTTAGTAATTTGGGACTTGTTAGATTTGACAGAGGCTTCAGGCACACGTCTGCTTTCGGCAATTTTGACAATATCGAAACAATTTGCTGTACAACTATTGGTCTTGATTTTTTTGCACACTTTCTTAATAATTATGGTACTTTAAAAAGCTGTTGTAATGGCTCTACTAATTTTATAAGTGATTTTGGAGGAGGATCTAATATATTTAATAAAGTTATCAGTATTGGCAGTTTAGCTCAGGGATTATTAGTTACTAGGGGTGGCGGAGCTAATAATAAATTTGACTATATATTATCTGCAAATAATACTTTTGGTTTATTTGTTGATAATGGAACAGATAGTATATATACCAGTGGTAATTTTTTCAATAATGCTACAGACGGAGTAAGAACATACGGGTGCAAAAATGATAAATATTATAATTGCGTAACTTCTGGGCATACTGGAGGAAATGGTTTTTTCAGTTTTGGTGGAGATATGTATCTATATAATTGTATTATCAATGAGCCAGTAGAGTTTGGCAATTATGGAACTTGTAATAGTAGAATATCCTCTATTAATCATGATAATACTAGTGGAAATTATATTATTGCGACTGATTATGGTGTTATAAGACCTCAAACTAGTGTAAGATATTCTAATAATGGATATGCTTGGAGTTTAGCTCCAACTAATTCTCTTTTTAGAAACTCTAATTATCCATTAGATTTAAAAATTGCTACAATTGCGGTTAGCGCAAATGCTCAGGTAACTATTAAGGCATGGGTAAGAAGGACCAGTTTATCTTTAACTATGGGACTAAGAATTAAAGGTAGACAAATAGCTGGTGTAGACAATGATATTACGAGTTATATGACAGCAGCTGCTGACACATGGCAACAAATTACTCTTAACTTTACTCCAACAGAAGCTGGTGCTGTGAATATACTTGCAGAGTGTTGGGGCGGATCAACATTTACCGGATATATAGACGATCTTACTATAGTACAAATATAAGGGAAAAAATGAATTACGAAATAATTGAAATATTTCCTGAGTCATCAGATAGATACCGTCTTAGAATAAAAATTGATGAAAACTCGACTCAATTCTTCAAATTTGACCATTATCCAACACAAGAAGAAGTTAATGAATTAGTTGAAAGTTATTTACAATCACAAAATCCTAATAACGGAGAAAATTTATGAGTATTTTAGATAATAATCCACAAAATCCAGTTGATAGAGCTGTTAGAGTAGCCAATAACATTAAAGGTACGACCAGACAAACTTTTCAAATGATGACCAATGCTTTTAATATGGGTTCTAAAAACTTTTGGAACAATCCACACGCTACTCCAACTCAAATAGCAGAAGCCCTAGGAACCGACGCTAGGGAGGTATTTGAATTACACTATGCATTAGGACAATTAATTGATAGCATAAAGCCAGATAGTATACAACAAGGCTGGGCTGTTATTGGCCAATTTACAATGAATGAAGATGGAACCGTGACTATAATAGAACCAGAAAATACTAACCAATAATGTAAATAATCATTGGTGTATATATTTCTATATACCTATTTTATAAAACAGGGGACATAATATGGCCAATGATATTCAATTAGCTATTAGTGGTTCACCAATCAAAAACGGAACTATGGTTGTTACTTGCGGACAAACTGGTTTTCCAAGAGGATCAGGTACCATTATATATAATAAATACGTATCAAATAAACCAGTGCTTACTGATATTCAGGCTAAGTATGATTATAGATTTGATGATCCAAGATACTATCATGGAAGTAATGTCTAAAATTAATAGAGGTCCAAATGTCTTTTTGTATAACACTATTTGATACTCTGGAAAATTCTACAACTGGAGATGTTTGTTTTGGAACGTCTACCAAAAATCTAACACTAAATAAAGGTAGTAGTTACAGAATAATATTTGATTTAACTAAAAATGGTTCTGCTGCTAATCTTACTGGCTTTTCGTTCAGAGGTCAAATTAGACCGTCGGCCACTTCTAGTAGTGTGTTGTTAGAAATGAATTCGGCTAATCTTTTAATAAAAAGCGAACCAACAATTGGAAGGTTCACAGTATTTTTACCAGAATCATTTACTAGAAGAGTTTCTGGATCATATGCTGTTTATGATATTGAAATGATTGATGGTTTAGGCGATGTTTCAAAAATTGTACAAGGTCTTATCACTTTTGTATCTGAAGTTACTCAATGAATATTATTACTAGTGATTTAAAAAATTTATATAAGAGTTTGATTGATGAACTTCTTAGAGAAAATTCTTTATCACTACCTTGTAAATTACTCTATGATAGTTCTTCTTTTACAGAATGCGTTAATTGTATAGTTGATCCTGTTTCTCACAGATCCAGTAATATGTATAAGTCTGGAGGGCCACTAAGTTTTTCTAATGGTCAAATATGCCCATATTGCAGAGGACTTGGTGGTGTTTATTCAGAAGGTTCCGATATTCTTAATCTGTTAGTATTATTTGATTACAAATCCTGGATAAATTTTAATGCTAAAATTAATTCTCCAGATGGATTAGTTCAAACAATCTCTAAAGTTGTGGATTACCCAAAAATAAAATCTTGTAATAGAATTATTATAGATACTAATATATCTAACTACACTGAGAATTATTTTCAAAGAAATTCTGATCCAGAACCATGTGGCTTTGGAGAAAGCTCATACTTCTTTACTTTTTGGAAAAAAATATGAGTAAATTAAAATTTAGCATGACATTATTAGAAGATAATGCAACAATAAGCAACAGAATTGCCACAGCCTTGTTGCCCCAAATTAAAACTTATTTTCAAAATTCTATAGTTGGACTAGATAATAAAATAACTGATATAGTTATTAACAGTATAACTTCTCAACCAGAATACAACGCTTTACTATCTGGAAGCCTACAATACGAATTCGGTATCCCTGATCCATCATCAAAACTCACAGAAATATTGGATACTATAAAAAGTAATAAAATTGTGCAAATAAAATCTCCAACTATATCTGGATCTAAAATTAATGCTAGTATTAGAATAGAAATGATTCAAAGTAGTTTCAACGATTTGCTTCAATTAGGTTCTGCTAAAGTGTTATCAGAAAAAGGTACTGAGCTTAATTGGCTAAGATGGTTATTATTAGAGGGCGATACTATTATTATAAGTGATTATAAGGTTGTTTTTGGAGCAAATCCAAGATCTAGAACTGGCATGGCTGTCATGACAAGAGGAGGATCGTGGAGAGTTCCTCCAGAGTATGCTGGAAATATTAAAAATAATTGGATCACAAGAGCGATAGATGCCGCATCATCAGAGATAGATTCTGCAATATCATCAGCTATAGGAGCATAAGTATGTCATGTAGCACAGGAACATATGATCCATGTTTTATGGGTGTTGACAGTATTGGATCAACATTAATAATTAATGAATTAGAAAATAATTATAAATCTTTTTTAGGCTGGGGATTTTTAAATGCTGGTGGATACGTTAATGTAAATAGACCAACTACTAACATAGCAGGATTTAATTTACATATTTTAAAACCAACGTCTGATAAAAATTTTACTGCTAATACAGTATGGCAAACCCCTCGGAAGGATTGGGTTTATGAATCTGGTATTACCTATGGATCTTCATCCCCAATACAAATAAGTGGTATTTATGTTAATGATGTCTTTTATCCAGGACCAACAGGAAACGCTTCTTTAGCATATAAAATTAACTATCCAGAAGGAAAAATTATATTTGCTTCAGGAATAAGCCCATCATCGTCTGTGCAAATGAATTATAGTTATAAAACTATCCAAGTATATAAAATGGAAGAATTTCCATATTGGCAAGAAATACAGCATAGAAGTTTAGAAAATAAAACTGGCTTTTCTTTATCTGGCAGCGGGGATTTTTCTGTTGGCTCAGAACACAGAGTTCAACTGCCAGCAGTAATAATAGAAACAGCACCAAATTCAAATTCAAGACCATTCAGACTAGGCGATAAGTCCCTGATCATGCAACAAGATATGTTATTTCATATACTATCTGATCATCGGTCTGACAGAAATACAATAGTAGATATTTTAAAACTACAAGAAGATAGAGAAATTTGGCTTTATAATACTAATAATATTGTCAAAAGTGGAGTATATCAAATTAATTATGATGGTAGTAAAAATCAAAATGGTCAAAATTACGATATAATTGTTAACAATCCAAACTATAGATGGTTATTATGTAGACTATTAAATGTTAATGTATCAGATATATTATTCACTAATATAAGAATGCATGGTAGTGTTGTTAGGCTCACTAATGAGATAATTTTTACCGCTTTCTAATATTAGGTGTATTAAGGTATAACGATCCAATATTTTATTATCTTTCTCTCTGATGGAGATTCACAATGCCCAATAATCGTATTTTTTATGGCTGCACAGCAGTAGATATAGGTGGTACTGTAGTAAATGGAGCCCAAAGTGTAGGCTTAACAACAAATCAAACTTTGGATCAGGCTTTTCAATTGGGCAGAGTTGGAATATATGATAATGCAGTAGTTGAGGGCCAAATTGAGATAACAGTATCTAAAGTATTAGACAAAACTAGTAGTTTATGGAAATTAGCTACCGGTGGTGGAAATATTATCGACAACATCGACGATCGATCCACTATCAAAATTGCTATTGGTAGTGATACCTCTTCTTCTGTCGTTAGTGGTGTTGGAGTTCAAGGTACCGGATTTTATCTCTCTTCAATAGGATATAACTTTCCTGTTGACGGAGCTTTTACAGAAGATATCTCGTTTATTGGTGATAATCTTAGTACTGCTTCTGGTATAAGCGCACCAACAGGAACATCTGCTTCTGTTGGTCGAAGAGGCACTTTTAGTCTTTCTGGAGGCCCAGAAGGTACTGTTCTTAGTGCTAGTATCCAAGCTGATTTTGGTAGAGAAGCAATCTATGGATTAACCAATACTGCTCCGGTTTTTCGTTATGCTAATTTTCCATTTGAAATTACCACAGAGTTTGAAGTTTTAGCAACCTCAGTTCCAGTGAGTAATATAAATTATGGTACTCCATGTGCTGGTTCAAGCTCTGGTAGTACCATTACAATTACAGCCTGTGGTTATTCTTTTACCACAAGTGGTAATGTTCTTGAAAGCGTAGCCTATAATGGTGGTGATACTGGTGGTGGTAATGCTACTATTACTTTTACTTATAAAACATATAATGATTTAACTATTAGTGGTTAATATCAATTAGTTTTAAACAACAAACTAAAAGGAAAAGTTTGTGTCAAATAGGATTTTTTATGGCTGTCTTGGAATTGCTACATGTGGAGGAACACCAATAGAGGGTGTTCAGTCTGTATCTTTATCTGCTAATAGATCAGTTAGCACAATATTCACTCCCGGTAAAAAAACATATGCCGGTAAATATTCTAATCTTCCTGATATTGAATTATCTTATACTAAATATGTAGATTCATTAACATCATTTAGTAGTGAGGCTGGATTATCTGGTTACACTGGATTTACTATATTAGCGGGAGATGATACTAAAAAGTGTCTTGGTGGTAGTTTGACAACAATAGGATTTAAACAATTATTATTGTCTTCAATTACATATACTATATCTGTTGATGGTCCATTTACTGTTGAGCGAAAATATAAAGGATGGTCATCAGAGGCTTGTGCTTCTGGTGGATTAGGCGTTTTTGCTAATTGTGACACTTCTATAGCATCAACAATAAAAAGAAAAGGATGTTTTTCAGGATCGTCCCTACCATCAGAAATTTCTGCACAAACTATACAATCAGTAACAATTACATTTACTGTTAATCGAGAATTTATTAATCAGCTTGGTAGCAGAAAACCATATGCATCTTATGTCACCTTTCCTGTTGAAACGTCATGCACATTTGATGTTTTAGCCAAATCTTTATCTAGTATAGATTTTCCACAACCTGAAGATTGTAAAAATACAAATGCAACAGAAACGAATATATCATTAGGTATAGGAGGATCATCTATATCTATTGATAAAGCTATCCTTACAGGATTAAATTATTCGGGTGGAGAAGCTAAAAAAGGTGGGTCTAATTTGAGAATATCAGCAACATATACAAGTTACGAAACACCATCATCATTAAAACCATTTATCATTTTATGATTAATTTAGATAAATTATTATATCGAATATTATTGGGATATTATTATATAATATTAAATGATGTTAAATATAAAGTTATATATCCGTCTATAGAATTAAAATACGAAGCAGAAATATTATATGATTCTATTATAGAAGATAATAAGTATGATAAATCATGGATGACACAAGAAGAAATTAATTTTGAATTAGCTAAGAATGAAATTTGGACTAAAGAAGATGAAGATATTCTGGAAAAAACTAAAAAATCTATAGATTTGATAAAAATAGAACTATATTTAAATTTTAGTAATTCTTCTAAAAGAAATAAAATCAAGAAGAATATTAAGATGATCAATAAACAAATTAATGAATTATTTTCTAAAAAAAATTCTCTTAGCTATTTAAGTATTAAAGAACATGCTTTAACTATAAAAAATGAATTTTTAATTATGAATAGTATATATACTTTAAACAATAAATTATACTTTGATAATCCTAAGAATGAAATTTATGAAACAAAAGAATTGCATTATTTTGTAAAAGAAATACTAGATAATAGTATAGATATAACAATGTTAAAATCAATATCTAGATCAGAACTGTGGAAATCTTATATTAATAGTAATGCTGAATTACAAAATAGTATAAATTTAAATGATGACTATAGATATTTATTGAGTATACATAAGATGTATGAAAACGCTAAACAGCATCCTGAGAGTCCAACAGAAGAAATTTTTAATGATGACGATGCTTTGGATGGATGGTTCTTATTCCAAAATAAGAAAGCAGAAAAAGAAAAGAAGAAAAATGCCACATTGGATAAACTTGGAGACAAATTAAAAGAATCTAATCATGTATTTATTATTGGACAAGATCAACAAGAAATTGAAGATATATATGCTTTAAATGATGATAAAGAAAGAGAGATAGCCAGACAAGTTATAAATGCTTCTTATAAATCTTCATCACCTACTGATTGGAAAGATATCCCGTTTGTTAAACAACAGCTAATAGAAGAGCAAAATACACTAAAAAAATAGGATTATTATGAATAAACAATATAAAAAAGGATTAATCAATCAAATAACTAAAAGATTTCAAACGACCATCATTGGTTCACTAGCCAGATTTGAAGATAATTTTGGATATTTATGGGGATTTAATTCTGATAAAGAACTTACCGATAAACAAATTGAATTTGCAGAAATGTGGGAATATGTGAGAACATCAGTATTGAATCATGGTAATAATCAGATGAGATCAGCTATTGATGAGATAATAGATCATATAGAAAAAGAAAACGAAATGTATAGATATCACTTTATAATAAACCAAGATAATGATAAAAAGGAGCAAAAATGATTACAGACAATTTTACCTTATTTGTAGATGGAAAAGACCAGGAATTTTTAATAAAATCGCCAACCCTAGCTGATCAAAGAGAAGCCCAGAAAGTATACAATCAGGCATTCTCAGACGCTGTTAAATCCGGTTGTATAGTTAGGGCACGAATGGACGATCTTTTAAAAGAACAGGGTCTGTGGGACGATAATAAGCAACAGAGACTGAATACCCTGCAACAACAACTCATGGATAATGAGAAAACTTTAGCTAAGGGTGGTATTAGTATTAAAACGGCTAAAGAAGTTGCTATTAGTATGAAAAAACTCAGAGAAGAAATTAGAGAACTTATTTCTGTAAGAACAAATTTGGACAATCATACAGCAGAAGGACAGGCCGATAATGCTAGATTTAACTATTTAATAGCTTCGTGCTTGGTGTATAATACAACTAAAGAGAAGTATTTTAAGAGTTATGAAGAATATTTAGCTAGAGCCGCTGAGCCAGTAGCAATTAAATCGGCTCAGGTTTTAGCAAATATGCTTTATGGTTTAGATAATGATTATGAAAAGAAACTTCCTGAAAATAAATTTTTAATTAAATATAAATTTGTTAATGATGATTTGAGATTTGTTAATAAAGAAGGCAAATTAGTTGACTTTGAAGGTAGACTAGTAGACGTTGATGGTAGATTCATAAATGGTGATGGTAAGTATGTTGATAAAGATGGTAATTTAGTAGATGAAAACGGAGACTATATTACAGACTTTAGGCCATTCCTTGATGATGACGGAAAACCAATACTTGAGGATACTGGGGAAACCAAACAAAATGAACAAGTTGAACCAATTCAGAATGAACCTAAAGCAGTCACAGACACACCAGCTACAAGTTGATAACATTAATTTAGATCTATTAATACTAACCTAAATAGAAGGCATCATATAATCTATGGTGCCTTTTATTATTAGATAACCACAAAAAAAATAATATGGCAGCATTTAATTTAACAGCACAACTTAATTTACAAGGTCCAACAAATCTTAGACCAGTAATATCAGCTATTAGAAGAGAGCTATCCAGCTTAACCTTGGATTTAAATATTAATCCAAGAACATCTCAAGGAATAAGAAGTGTTACTGCTGATGTTAATCAATTAAGTACTGCTCTTAGAAATGCTCAAACTAATGCGGCCGCATTAAATACCCAACTTAGAACTTTAGTTAATACACTTAGTGCTGTTAGTAATACTGCCACCTCGGTAGCTACCGGATTAGGCACTATCAATAGGCAAATAAGTAATAATGCGAATGCTGCCCGACAAGCAGGGTCTGAAATGGAAGAGTTCGGTAGGCAATCAGCATTAGCAGTAAGACGTTTTGCTGCGTTTAGTGTTGCTACAGGGTCAGTTTATGCGTTAGTAAGAGCAATATCATCAGCATATACAGAGTTCGTTCAGTTCAACAAAGAGTTTGTAAAATTACAACAAGTAACAGATTCTACAGCGTCATCGTTAGGTTCGTTATCATCAGAAATCACAAGATTATCAACAAGCCTTGGCGTTAGTTCATCAGAATTATTAAATGTTTCAACCACATTAGCACAAGCTGGCTTAACTGCTACTCAAACCAAAACAGCCCTACAAGCATTAGCCAGATCAGCACTTGCCCCATCTTTTGATAATATGAATGCTACTGTAGAAGGTAGTATTGCATTGATGCAGCAATTTGGTATTAGTACTGATAATTTAGAGTCTTCTCTTAGTTCTATCAATTCTGTTGCTGCTAAGTTCGCCGTAGAAGCCAGTGATATTATTACCGCTATTCAACGTACTGGTGGTGTGTTTGCTTCTGCTAGTAAGGGAGTAAGCGAAGGTACTCAAGCATTAAACGAATTTATTGCTATTTTTACTAGCGTTAGAGCAACAACTCGTGAAAGCGCAGAAACTATTGCAACAGGATTAAGAACAATTTTTACTCGTATTCAAAGAGGATCAACTATTGATGCGTTGAAAGAATTCGGTATTAATCTAACAGATTTAGATGGTAAATTCGTAGGGGTATATGAAGGAACAAGAAGGCTTAGCATAGCACTAAAAGGATTAGATCAAAGAGATTTAAGATTCTCAAAAATTATTGAAGAACTCGGTGGGTTCCGTCAAATCGGTAAGGTTATTCCATTAATTCAACAGTTCGCTCTTGCTCAGCAAGCGCTTGGTGTTGCTCAAAGAGGAGCAGGATCGCTAGCATCAGATGCCGCAAAAGCACAAGAAGCATTATCTGTTAGAGTAACAAAGGTTCGAGAAGAATTTATTGCTTTAATCAGAGATATTGGCCAAACACAAAGTTTTCAAAGATTTGTTGATATATCTTTAAGCTTAGCTAGCGCATTAATCTCTGTGGCTAATGCGGCAAAAGAAGTTTTACCAGCAATAGCAGCTATTGGTGCGATAAGAGCAGTTCCAGCAATAGGACAATATTTTAGTGGTGTCGCTAGTGGTTTAGGAGGAAGAAGAAGATTCGCTAGGGGTGGTATGGTTCCTGGAAGTGGTAGTGGAGATACTGTTCCTGCTATGCTTGAACCAGGAGAGTTTGTTATAAGAAAAAATGCTGTTAATGCTATTGGTTCTGATAATCTTCACAGAATTAATAGATATGCGTCTGGCGGAACAGTAAAATCATTATTATCAGAGAAAGCTTTATTAGGGAAAAAATACGACACAGAAGAAGTAGAAGATTTGTATAGTAATATTAAAATAGATAGAAGTAATGCTAATAAATTATCACAAACTAGAGAAGCCTATAGGGAAAAAGCCAAAGAAATATGGGATCAAGCATCCTCTGCTTACTCTTCTAGTGGATCTCTTTCTGGAGCTAATAGACTAATAAAAACAAAAGTAGGACTGCCTCTTCCTTCTAAATTAAGTTCTACTGAATTAGCTAAAAATAATACTGATCCTCGAAGACTAAACAAAATTCAGGGGTCTTTAGCAGAAAAAGAAACTTATAATAGAGTTAATAATTTGAAACAGTTACCCAAAGAAGCTGGGCCTGATTTCTCTATTGGTGGATCAGCAACTAGTTTTGTTGAGGTTAAAAATAGGAGAGCATATACATCAGATGATGATTTAAAAGCAAAAGCATTATTAGGTCATCAATATGTTACAAAAAAAAGCTATCTTAACAAGAAATTAGACGAGGCTCCCGGATTAAAAATATCTTTATTTTCTAGTAATGAAAAAGATTTTCAAAGAGCACCAAAATATGCTTCTGGTGGAAATGTAGACAGTGTTCCTGCGTTGTTAACTCCTGGCGAATTTGTTATTAATAAAAAATCTGCCAGCGCAATTGGATCATCAAGACTGCATCAAATGAATAGAGCAGATAAAATTCAAGGATTTAATAAGGGTGGATTTGTTGGAGTACAAAAATTTGCTGATGGCGGAGAGGTTGAAAATAATAATATCATGGGCTTTAGTCCTATGACTATAATAACTGCTCTTATTGGCATTACTGCTGGATTTGTTGGACTAAGTAGAGTTATTCCATCCCTTGGTAGAGCTATTGGGGTTTTTAATAGATCTGTTGATATGGGTCTTCCAAGAACAGGAAGAGGAACAGCAAGACCAGGACAACCAAACGCTGGCAGAAGAGATTTTACTGAACAAGGTAGCTTAGTAAGAAGAAGAGGCGTCCTTGGAATGGGTCAAGGGGCTGATGCTATTGGTTTAGCTTTTGGTGGTACTGCTGTAGCACAAAGCGCTGGTGAAAATATTGGTGGAACACTAGGTAAACAAGTTAGCGAAACTGGTACAGCAATAGCCAGTGTTCTTGGCCTTGCAGCAGCGATACCGGGATTGGCTAATCCATTAGGAATACTAACTACTGTTGTAGTTGCTGGAATTGCAGCTTTTAGCGCTTGGAATAAAGCAACAAGAGATGCTGCTATCGCAGAACAAGAAAAAATAATAGAACAAAAGAGCAGTAGTCTTGATAAAGCATTTGAAAAATTAACCAATACCACTAATAATGTTAAGATTGGTGAACTACAAAGTAGTATATTGTCTAATGTCAAAGATGTAATTTCTTCAGAATCTGCAATCAGAAAAGAAAAATCAACAGCCTCAGCACCTAGTTGGTTCACAAAAACCTTTTTTGGCGCTAAAACAGATACCACTAAACTAAGTCAAGAATTAACTAGTTCTAGTAAATTAAGTGGAGAGACATTACAAAGATACATAATAGATGCTTTAAGAAAAGGCCAAACGTTCTCTCAAGTACAAGGACAACTTAGAAATAGTGGAATCAATGCTCAGGATATAAAACAATCAATTGCCATAGCTCAAGGTGGCACTGCTGTTACCGACATAATGGCAAAAATTACTGCTGCCCAACAAGAAAATAGAACAGGAGATCTTCCTGGATTACAAAAAGAGTTAGACACTATAATAAATAAATTAGTTAAAGAGTTTAGTGATGGTGCTATAGCACTGACTACTATTAGTGGAACCGGAGCAGCAGCAGCGGCTGCTGTAGATCTATTTGCTCAAAGTATAAAAAATGTATCAGCGGCAATAGGAAGGGCTTCTGCTGAATTTGATGAAGCTGAAAGAACTGCATCAATTTTATCAGCAGCGCCAGGACAAGCACTTTCTGCGGCCGGACCAAGCAGGCTAAACGAAAATATATTTGATAATTTAAGATCATATTCATCACAAGAAGTTGTTGATGCTATTAATAGTCTTGGAGAAAAATTAAAATTTAGTCAAGGTTTTACTGGCGATCTTACAACAGCAGCCCTTAGTAAACAAGTATTAGAAGTTGGATTACCAAAAATATTAGCAGAAGCAGCTGCAAAACAACAGACTGGACAATTTAATGAGACTGATAAAAACAGTATCCAAAAATCTTTATTAGGCTTATTTAAAAATGTCCCATCTATGGATCAAAACAAAGCCGAACTAGCTGTCACAGAAATTCTAGATACTATTCAAAAAATGACTACAGAAGGACAATCTGTAACTTTGCAGTCTCTTTCTGATAGTAGCAAAGCTCTTAATGAAATATTAAAAGGATTTACAGAAACAACAGATGCAGCAAAAAATGCTCAAGTAGAATATAATAAATTACTTGATCAAGGTCGTCAATCGTTAATTGGACTTATAGAAGCTACTGATAAAGCTAGTGATTTGAGAAATCAAGCAGCTTCTGTTAGAAATCAAGGATCGGTACAATTATCCCAGGCCTTAGGACAATCAGTATCTTTAAAGGAACTAAATTCATCTTTTGAAAAAACAATACAAACACTAACATCAACTATTGGTCCAAAAGGTGTTGTAGCTGGTACTGGAACTAATGACCCCAATCAAATAGCAGCAAGATTAGCTAAAAAACAAAAAGAAGAGGCTGATCTTCGTCTAAAATTAGATCAAGCAAATGTTGGTACTAATGAATATAATGCTTTACGATCTTCATTAGCTAGAGTTACATTAGAAGCTAGAAATTTAAGTAAGGCCCAAGAAAAATTAGCAACAGATAGTAGCAGAGCTTCTAATGCATTATCAAAAATACAAGAAATAAGAAGAACACAAGAGGCAGGAAGAGGATTATTTGAGAATCTTTTAACTAATATTAATAATCCAGACTGGCTATTAGAATTTCAAAGAAGTGTACAGTCATTAAGAAATGTTATGAGTGGCCAAGGAACTAGTGAAGATATACCATTAGCTATAGAAGCTTTTAGACAAAGAGCATCAACACTGCCAGAGGCTCAGGCCGAAGAAGAGAGAAAAGATTTTTATGCAAAACTTAGAGAAATTTTAATTAATAGTGGGATAACAAGTCCAAAAGTTATTGATGCTATTCTTAATAAAATTGGGGCCAAGGGAGAAACTCAAGAATTACAAGATACTATAAAAGTATATACCGATGCTGTGATTGCTCAAGCAACAGCTCTTGAAAATCAGGCCGCTCAAACTGAGAAATCTGGACAAACCTTTTTTGGTCTTGTGAAAAAGGCTGGTGAAAATTTTGTTGCTACTATTGGTGGTGCTGCTGGTGGCGCTGGTGGTCAGCCAGTGGTAGGAAGACAGAATGGTGGAATGATTTATGCTAGTAAAGGTCAGTATGTAAATTTTCAACCAAGAGGAACTGATACTGTTCCTGCTATGTTAACTCCGGGAGAGTTTGTTGTTAATAAAAAAGCCACACAAAAAAATATTGGGTTATTAAAAAATATTAATAATGGTGGTAAAGGTTATAGTTCGGGTGGAGTTGTTTATGCTAGAACAGGAGGAGAAATATTATCAAGTTTAGGCGATGCTTCTGATGTTTTATTTGCTTGGGATCTTGAAGGAAAAGGAATACCAGAAGATCGGTTTGACTGGGCTGCTATGAAAATACAAAGGGCAACTGATGAACTTGAAGAGAAAAGTTCGCTTACAAGAAATATAAATGATGATTTTATAGTTCGTGAGTTTTCTGGTCCTTCAAGAAGATTTATCTCTAAATCTGGTGCAGAAATAGCAAAACTCAATGACGCAGATTTTAGTGCATATAGGATGCCATTTAATGATGCGTACAATGATTTAAAACGTTCTGATATATTAAAATATATTGATGATATGACCGTGCCAGCGCCACAACCAGGACAACCTCCTGTTGCTCCACCGTCGCCGCCACAAAAACCTCAAGGCGCAGGATTTACTCTTCCCCCAGAAGGAGGACTTGCCGGCCAATTATCTTCATCGGATTTTATGAGAATGGGTGATCCGATTACACAAAATATCGAAGCTAGAAGAGCAAAAGCTTTAGCTATTTCTAAAGATAAAGCTAAAACAAACGCATTTTATGATGAGCAAAGAGACAAAAGAGCGAATTTTATAGATAATGCTCCTCTTGCAGTAAAGAGAAAATTATTTAAAGATATTACAGAATCAGAAGACAGAAAAGGTCAAAGACTAGAAGAAAAAGCAGCAAGAGATGCTAAATTTTTAGAAATTGGTAGATCCGAAGCACAGATCCATGATGATGGTGGGGTTATTCTTAATGGTAAATTTATTGCAGACCCTACAGATGCTCAATTAATAGCATTAGGAAAACAAAGAGAACAGGAAATGAGAGAATACAAGAATGACATAAAACAATATGTTTTATTAAACGAAGACCTATTAAATAAAGCAAAAGCTGAAGCTTCAGCATTAAAAGATAAAACTGGATCATATTCAGAAGCTGATATTGCTAAAACATTAGCAGGAGATCCGTATGGAATGGCATCACTAGCCGGAGCCGGATCCATATCAATAACAGAAGCTGATATTAGGCGAAAACCACTAGGATATGATAAATTATCTAAGGATAAGCAGAGTAATTATGACAATTATGTTGATTATTTAATTGAATTTAAATATGAGTTTGCCCGACAATCTGCACTAGAGGCTAAAATAGCAAAAAGAAGAGAAGCAGAAGCAAAACAGCGAGCTGATTTAGTCAAAGCTGAACAAGCTAAAAAAGACGATCTTAAACGACGAACAACTCCTGTAGTGAGTGATGAACCAATAACATCAGGATTTGCTGGTATGCCGGAAGACAATCCTGATTTAAGAATGCCAACATTAGCAGATGCTCAGGCAGCTGACTCACAGATTAGAGCAAAAGAAGAAAAACAAGCAAGAAGAGAATACGTTGCTAGTAAAGTGGCAGAATTTGCAGAAAAGAAAGATAGAATATTAAGCGAACTCAGTCAAGTCAGAAGCAGAGCGCAAAGTGATATTGATACAACTTATAATAATCAACAATCATCATCATTTAATGGCGTAGTTTCGTCTGTTACCGGATCTGATCCTTATGCTATGCAAATACAAAATGCCAGAAAATTATTAGAAAGAGCTGATTATCTAAAACAAGATTTTAATAAGAGATGGATAAGTCGCATTGATCTTGCTAAAGATGGTAGATCATATGGAACTAAAGAACAAGTGGATCAAAATATTTCTGATAATACCAGTTTGGCCGAAGAGTATTTTAATGTATTAAGAGCTGTAAGATCTGGCGAATCTTCTAATGCAGACTTTTTTAATAATACAGTTTTACCACAACATAATGAAGCTATTAATACAACTAGAGATGTGGCCGCTCAAGCAATTGTCGGGGCTGGCACACTAGGAGTTGGTGCTGCTGGAACTGCTACTGTTAGAGGAGCAATGGCGCTAGGTGCTGCAACAGGAGCGGCAGAATCAGCAACACTATCAACACTATCCGCTATTGATCAAGTAAAATCAAAACAAAAAACAATAGGAGAAGCAGTAACTGATGTTGCCACACAAACTGTAATTGGTGGTGCTGTTGGTGCTGTTACTGGAGGAGCTGGTCAAGTTGGTGGAGCCGGAGCAAGAGCATTATCAAAAGCATATGACGCTACTGTTGAACAAAATGCAAAAATAGCAGCAAAACAAGCCAAAATAGCAGCAGAACAAGCACAAGAAGCTGCCTCCGCTCAAGCTCGAAAGAAAGCACAACAAAAAGCGGCACAAGCAGCTAAAGAAAGAGCCGAAAGACAAGCCAAAGAACAAGCATCTAAAGCACAGGAAAATTTTGGACAAAAAGCAGGAGAATCTCAAGACGAATATTTGGCTAGAATTAGTGGTCGAGCTGTTGGTCCAAAAGCAGCCGCACAAACAGCAGCAGCAGCAAAAGCATCAGGAAAAACTGGTGGATCCTCAAGCACAGCCCCAAGAAATCCAGATGCTAAATATCCAGGATTTAGTAAAAAACCAATAATGGATTACGATCAAATTCCTACTGGTAAAACTGGTGGAACAACTTCTACTACAGTTGAAGATGTTGTTGGTCTACCAGGAAGCGCAGGAGGAGGAAGAGAAACAATAGCCTATAAAAGATCCAAAGCAACAACAGCACAAGCACAAAAACCAGCAGAACCATTATTTTTCCCACAAAGAAACTCATCAGCTCAGATGAGAACATTTAGGTTTAGAGAAGCAGGAATACCTCAGTCTAAAATGGATGATTTAGTTAGTAAATATTACACAAATAAAACTCTCTTATCAAAAGACGAACTTAGATGGGTCCAAGATTTTCTAAAAGATCCAGATAATGTAGCAGGATTTAATTTTAGATCAAATAGGCCAACAGCAGCAATGTCAAGGGGCGGAGTGGTTTATGCTTCAAAAGGCCAGTTAATTCCATATATGCCAAAAGGTACCGATACTGTACCGGCCATGTTAACTCCTGGCGAATTCGTAATAAATAGAGCGGCCACACAAAAACATCTACCATTATTAAGAGCCATAAATAATAATAGTAATAATGTACAAAGATTTAGTGGCGGCGGCAGAGTACAATATTTTGATAAGGGGTCTAAAGGAGCAGTTCAAGCATCATCTGGCGGCGGAGGTGTATCAAATATAAGTTTAGATACTACTGGATTGAATGGTGCTTTTGGTTCTTTTTCTCAATATGTTGAGAATCTTAAAGGCTATATTGATTCTTTTGGAGTATCACTAACGAATATTGGATCATTATTAGGAAATCTTTCGTCCATAGAATCTGGAGCAAGCAAATTATCAGTATCAGCAGCCTCTTTAAGTTCAGCATCATCAAGACTTAATGACGCAATGATTACTTTAAATTCTTCTCTAGGAACTTTGGGTCAAAGTTTATCTAATGTACCAAAAGTTATTGATTTTAACGCTACTGGAGAAATACCAATTAATATTTCATTAGATGTTAATGGTGGTCAAGGATTAAATGATCAGCTATCTAAATTTGAAGATGATATATATACTAAAATAGAAAATGAATTGCGTAGAGCATTACCAGGTATTAATATAAACATAACTAGAAGTACATAATCTGGAGTTTTTAAATGTCAATTAAATATTATGCAAACAGAGTTCAAGAAACAACCTCCGGAACAGGAGCTAGTAATTTAGTATTATCTGGATCTCCAACAGGATATAGAAGATTTAGTACCACGATTGGGCCAGATAAAACAATCACATATTATATATATCGTTCAGATAATGCCTTTGAGTGGGAGATTGGAACAGGCTATATTCTTAGTAATGGTGGAATTGACCAATTAGTAAGACAAAAAGTATCATCTTCTAGTAGTGCTGGTTCTTTTGTTAATTTTAGTGCCGGAACAAAATATGTTGAGACAATTATTAGTGATGATAGAGTAAATACATCTTTCCAAAACGTAGAAGAAAAATCATCTAGTTTTACAGCAGCATATATTCCGACTACGTATATAGTCAATTCTTCTTCTGGAAATGTTCAAGTATCATTACCAACAGTAATAAGTCAAGAACCAATAATACTTGGATTCTTGCTAACTGCAACATCTGGTAATGTTTATTCTCAGACAGATGCTATTAAATTGATGCCTAATGGTGTTGAAACTATTAATGGATTATCTTCAAAATCATTATCTATAAAATCAGACTACTTACAAATAGCTTCAATTCCATCAAAAAGCGGATGGATAGTTTTAGATCCTATACAAGATTCAACCAATCCTTATGGTTCAGATGGGACAATTCAATTTGCACAAAGTCAATCATTTAGCGGTGTTAGCGCATTATCTTGGGATTATTCCTCATCATCTTTATTAATCGGGGGCAGTGGACTAGCATCAGCAGATAATATTATTTCTACATCAACTCTAACAACAATATTTAATGAGCAATCACGAGATAAAGACTTTAGAATAGAGGGTAGTGGTACTACTCATATGTTTTTTGTTGATGCTAGTTTAAATAGAATAGGAATAAACACATCATCTGTTACAGACACACTAACAGTACAGACCCCACCAAACCTCGGAATCAGATTAAACGCTAGTGGTTTAGGCCCAACTATAACTTTAGTTAATACTAGTCCTAGTGGTTTATCGACAAATTCTCGTATAGGATCCATAGTATTTTCTGGATTAAATTCTAGTGGATCATCAATAGAATATGGACGCTTGTATGGTAAAATAATATCAGCAACATCAAATGCTGAAAATTCTTCTATAATATTAGAAGTACTTAATAATGGTACAAAAAAAGAAGTTTGCTCTCTAACTCCTAGTGGAGTAACACTAGGATTTAATAACTCTAATACTAATGGTATATTATTAGGCGGTGCTAGTAGTAATGAAGGAGATAATATAGTATTAGGTTATTATAATAATGCTTGTGGATCTAACTGTGTTGTTATTGGTAATGATTCTAATGTGGCATCAGGAACATTTGGTGGGGCGATAGGAAGAACAATAGCTCTTTCGGGATCTAATGTTTGGGTATTTGGTGGTTCTGGAGTATCTCTGAGCGGATCTAACGCCACATATTTAGCTCTTAATAACGATAATCACATAGATATAAAAGGATCAGGACTCATAGAATATAATACAAAAACTGACGGAGATACAGTATTAAAGATTAAAAATAATAGAGTATTATCTAGTGGAGTTAAAGAGTCATTATCTTTTGAGTTCCAAAATGTCGGAGGTAGTAAAACCGGAGTATTACTAACGTCAGACTTAGTTTCTGTAACAAATGGTAGTGAGAACTCATCATTAACTAGTAAAATTTTAGTAGATGGAGCTAGTACAGAGATCTTAAGATTACAAAAATCAAAAATATTAATTGGATCAAATACTAGTTCTGGTAATAATTTATCTATAGGTTTATCAAATACTATTTATAGTACTGGTAATATTATTTATGGTAATAATATTTTAACTAGTGGAACTAATAATGTTATTGTTGGATCAAATTTACAGGCTTCTGGAAATAATATTTCAATATTTGGATCTAGTAATACGTGTTTAGTTTCTGGAAATTTAGGAGTTGTAATTTTTGGTAACAGTAATTCGGCTAATGAGGATTATGCTGTTTCACTAGGATCAAACAATTCTAGTAGCGGATTATATTCTGTTGCTTGTGGTTATTTAAATGGAGCACACGGAGCTTATTCTGTTGGAATTGGCTCGAATAATACAGTAGTTAGTAAAGCATCCGTGGCAGTGGGTCGAAGTAATTCTATTAATAGTTCAGATATAGACGCTTCAATATTTGCTGTTGGTATAGGTAATAATGTTAATATAAATGGCAGTGGCACAGTTATTGGTCATTATAATCAACTATATGGATCTGGTGGTTTAGTTATTGGAAAAGGTTGCGTGTCTTCTGGATTAAATAATATTGTTATTGGCAATACCAATAATGTGTCTGGTAGTAATAATTTTATATTTGGTAATAACATTAATTGGTCTGGTTCTAACACAACAATTTTTGGTGGATCATCATTAAATATTGTTTGGAGCGGATCATCATATGTGAACGCAACAGTGGCTGGCAGTCATAATACTTTGACCACTAGTAGTGGAGTATATATAAATAGCACTTCTGGAGTATATGTTTCTGGTAATGTAATTAGTTTAACTAATAGTACAAATAATAGAATAAATATATCATCTACTGGAGTAGAATTATATGGTTCTGGAACTTTGGCTCTTAGAAGTGGCCCCTCAGGATCCGTAACATTATCAACATCCGGAATTAATTATACTAATTATCCAACCGCTACTGGAGTTGGAACTAGTCTTGTTATTGAGAATAATACCATAAAGGCCGCTACTAGTTCGGAAAGATTTAAAGAAAATATTAGACCATATGATAAAGGACTAAATACGTTACTACAAATTAATCCAGTGTATTTTAATTATAAGAATAGTAATGTTCCTAGGGCCGGCTTGATAGCTGAATCAATCAGCGAATTAGGATTGAATGAATTTGTTTCTAAAGATGCTAACGGACAAATAGAAAGTTTAGACTATGGATCTATGATAGTTGTCTTAATTAATTCTATTAAAGAACTTAAACATCAACTGGATATTATTAATAATAAATAATTATAGAATTGGATTATTAAAATGGCTATAGTTATAGGAAGCATATCATTAGATGATTCATATGTTCCAACAGTAAAAGTATCATATGAGTATATTAGAAGCTCATCACAAGAAGTTATTGGTGGTGCTGCGGTATATACAGTGTCCGGCAGAGTTGTTGTTACTGATGGTAATGCATCATCAGTTATGAGTAAATTGCAAAATATAAGAGAAATTGGTAGAAAATCAGAGTGTATGGATGTTAGTATTCCTGGTTTTTATAGTGGACCAGCCAGGGTAACAAATGTAAATATCGAACAAGGATCCGATCCATCGTGGATAAATCAAGGGGAATTTTCTATAGAATTAAAGTCCTCACTACCTTCATTGCCGCCTAATACTCTTGGTATAACGGCCGCCGATGCTGTAACAGAGTTCAGCGTATCAGAAGTTTTAGAAATAGGAGAAGAATCTCATTCTTATTATTATAGCACTGGGGGATTTAGCAAAGGTTTTGTTAAATTTACTAATAAAATTAGTATAACGTGTAAACCGTTTTGTTCTGCTAGTGGTAGTCCTTTATCTAAAAGTTTAGCATTATTAAATAGAGTATTAAAAATTGGCCCTTCTAGTTTAGCATTTAACACATATGCTAGCTATACTAAAGTGCTACAGTCAAGAACCATAGAAATCAACACTGACGGAGGAATAACTTTTTCAGCAACTATGATACTGGTTCCTCCGTCATCATCGTATCCTCTAGCATTAGTAGATATAAGCTTTGCTCATAATGAAAACTATCAAGATAAATCTAGAAGATTTATTATTTCAGGAACTATTAATGGTTTAGTCAATATTCCTTGGGGTAATCCAATATCACTAGGTAGTTCATCCCCAAGTAGTAAACTTGGTGGTGCCGAAAGTGCCTTCGGTGCCATAAAGGGTACGTTTAATAGTTTTGGAAGTTGGGGTACTGGAGGAAGTAGACTAATCACAGGCGAAATACCTAATTGTCCACTGACTAGTGCTATTAGCTCTGCTTGTTCATCAACTAACAACAATATTAATACTTGCGTAGAACCATTGAACACTACCGTAACAAAATCTAGAACAGAAGGAACGATTAATTTTAGCTTTGAATGGGGAACATCTCAGCAAGATAACTGTGTTAATGGTGGTAAAAAAACAGAAATAACCATAGATGTTCAAAATTCTCAACCACAATTTGTTGAGCATGTTATACCTAGATATGGGACATTAATCCAAGATCTTAATTGTCTTTCAGCAAAAAGAGTTAGTTATACTTCTTCTACAACAACAGACGAATCATCATGTTCGTCATCATTAGATTGTTCGTCAGCTACTCTTGATGAATCATTAGATATAAATAAATATATTGGTGGAGACTTTCTCTTAATAGGAAGTTCTATTAGTAAGAGCAGAACATCATATGTTGTTAAAAAAGAATATATAGAACGATGTAGTACATAGGAAATAATATGGCTAATGATACTGTAAAATTAGGTGGAATCTCTTTAATTCCAGCACCATCTGTGAGTACCAGCTACGAATATAGTAAGAGTGGTGACTATATTATTGGGGGATTTTTAATAGTAACATTAAGTGGTAAAATTATTAGTGAAAGTGTTCTATCTGAATTAAATAGTATTTCTCAATTATCAGCTGGTAATAATTGTATATCTTTAAATATAGGTTGTAATGGTGGAGAGTTTTTAAGCGGAGCATCTGGCAAGATAAGATCCGCAGACGTTTCTATTGATGATCAACCATTCTTAGGTAGTTATACTATACAAGTGGCAGTAGAGACAATAGATGGAAAGCCAGCTGTTGCTCCAGATAGTCAGTTTTTAAAATCTACATGCTTATCTAATGCAGAATATATACAAAGCTATACTGAAAGTATTGGAATTAATGCCGACGCAAACTCTATTGGTCTTGTTGATGACGCTACTGGACTATCAAAAAGTTTTATTAAAGCGAATGGTCAAATTACGCTTGTTGGATTGTGTACGTTGATTTGTGGGAAACCAGAATTTACTACTATAGATAGTTTAGTAGGTATTTTACGAACAAGAGCAGATAGTTTATTAGGATTACAAGCTTGTGAAGGATCAATATTGTCTTCGTACAATGGATGGAACAAGTGGATAGATACTCAAACCTTAGATGTTAATAGTGCAACAGGTACAATAACATGGTCTTTTGATATGTATATGAGTCAAGGAAGCTTAGCTCCGTATGCGTGGGCTGATGTTACAATAGAAGATAAATATGATCAAAAAAAAAGACTACAAACCAAAACTATGAGTGGAACAATTAGAGGTTTATCAACTTCTAGCGGTAGTTTTCTTGGAAATAAACTAACGTCTGGTGAAAGGTTAGGTAACGCAAAAAAGGGTTATAATTTAGTAACAGGCATGTTGATGAGTGGTGGATGGCCATCCGATGGAAATATTATTAGTGGCGGAGAAGGAAATTGTACTTCAGCAGACGACCCATGTAAAAATCCAGTAGAAGCAACATGCTTACAAAGAATTAGTAGTAATGTAACAACATCTGTAGTTAATGGGGAAATATCCTTTTCTTCTGAATTTGGAAGCATAAGTGCCTGTAAGCCTAATCAAGAATCACAAATTGACGTTACTGTTGATGAAACTCTTCCTGCTGTTAGATATGTAGAAATTTTTGTTCCTAATGGTCGCAAATCAACAGTGGTTAATATTGGAGATACACCTGGCAAAGTAACAATAATGGGTAAAGGAACATTAAAAGGGTGCGATACTACACAAATGGGAAAAATGAAAAATTGTGTACAGGCTGAAATTTCTAAAGCACTTGGTCTTTATAGAGGGTGGCTGAAAGTCAAAGAGAACGAAAGTTTTGGAAGCTATTCTTATAGTAAAACTCTGGAGTATATAAGATGTGGCTAACATCTGGGAAAACATATTCTGATTTAGTATCTAATGCTAATTCTTTTGTTACTGTTGGAGATACTGGAAATCCAGCATATAGTGGAACTGTTGGAGTATTAGGTAACGTTGATTATACTTATCAGATATCTAAATACGAAATTACACATCGTGAATATGTTTTATTTTTAAATAGTGTAGATCCTTTTGGAATTGATCCTAATGATATATATGATCCTCTTATTGGAAGAGGAATATTTATGGATAACACCAGAGTTGCTGGATATAGATATTATTTATCAGATGAAGTTTTTAATAATAAACCAGTAACTTATATAAGTTTTAGTAGAGCGGTAAGATTTTGTAATTGGTTACATAATGGTGGTAAAAGATATAAGGTTTCAGACTACACAGCTACCGCACCACAAAATATCGGAGCATATAATATTGGCGTAGAAACGATTAATTATGTGGCTCCTATTAATAATGCCACATTCCGATTACCAACATACTCAGAATGGTTCAAGGCGGCATATTATAATGGTAGTGGAGCATACAACTCATACGCAACCCAATCTAATATCGCTCCAGGACAGGTGTCTGCTTACAGTAACGGAGATGGATATTATCAGCCTTTAAACTTATTATCAAATCTAGAATTAGACATATTAACAAATAATAATAGTCAATTTAATGTCACAAACAACAATATTTCAAACTTACAATTTGATATATTAAGAAATGATATTTCTGTACATAATAGAATTTCAAATCTAGAATTAGACATATTAAGTAGTAATAATAATAATAATGGTATAACAAATAATCATATTTCAAATCTACAATTTGATATATTAAGCAATAATTTAGTTTTAATAAATAATATAATGTCATACTCACAATTTGATATATTGTGTTGTTCCCCACCAATCATATATAACAGCCTTAATTCTTCATCACTACAGAATGATATATTTTTGTCTACCACAAATAGTAAGTATTTAGAAAATATAATCACTTATCATAATTATGATATTTTAACTTCATCGGCTAGTTCATATAGTAGTAATTTATCGAACTTTCAAATAGACATATTATCGTCAAATAAAACTATAAATACGCAAATATTAATGTTAAATATAGACTGTTTATGTTCAGAAAATAAAAAATATCTAATTAACAGTATATCGGTTTACGATGTTTTATGTAACAAAAAAAGTTGACCATTTTTCAAATGGTGTATAAGATTTATATATAAAGACACAAGGAGACTATTATGCCAATTGTATTTTTTGAAGGATTTAATAATTCTAATACTGATGTTCCAAAATTAGAATCTAATTATTGGACAACAAATAATTTAGGTACTTTAACCTTGGGAACTACAAATTATGCCAGAACGGAAAATTCTCTTATTATCGATAATAGAACTAGAACTTTAGGAACAGGATCAAATACTACTGTTACATTATCAAATTTTTCTGATCCTTTATTAACAAACAATGCTTTTGCTATTGGTTTTTCCATAGGTGCCGTTATGGGAGCAGAAACTACTGATGCTTCTGGTGTAGTAGACCCGTATAATGCAAAATTTTTAACCTTTTTTAGGAGTGGAGTTCCTGTTCTGGATCTTGATTTTGTTAAAACAACATATAGTGGAAGTCCTAGTCTAGGTATACAAGTTAGACAAAATGGTACTGGTGTTTCTACACACGATTTTCGTAGTATGGATCTATCATCATTTAATTCACCAGATAGCTTTTTGGATTATGATCCACCTTTGTTATTTGTAGACAATAATATATACTTTGAGTGTTTTGTTGATGCTAAATCACAAAATAAACTATTAATGCGATTTTCTGTAGATGGTGGTAGTCAAAACTTAATACCAAAAAATAGTAGCAATAGTATTTATACTAGCATCAGCGGATTTACCAATTTGACAAGTGTAAGATTTTATTCTATGTCATGGGGTGTAGCAGATGGGTTTTCTAATACTGCAAGGAGAACATTAGATGATTTATATATAAACGGTAGTGGTAATGCAGATACTTGTCTGTTAGGATCTGATACGAAAATTCACAGAATAATACCAATTAGTGGTACCCCAATTAGTGGATGGATAAGTAATACTAACAACCCTGTAAATAGTATTATTTCTGCAGATGGAGATGCTTCTTATATATATGCTGATCTTCTTACTAGTGGAGTTCAAAGCTTGTTTGTTTTTAGTGATGTTCCTGCAGGTGCTCCAACAGGATTAATTTTAGTAAAATCTATTAATATTGCTAGAAAAACCGCAATAGATACTAATGGTAAATTTATTAATGTGATGAGATCTGGAACAACGGGTACTGTTACTGAATTAGGAAATTCATATACTATTAGTGGTCTTGATTATAGTACATTTTCTAATTTTATATACAATAATCCTGTTACCGGAAGCGGATGGAAATTATCTGAAATTAATAACATGCAGATTGGTATTAAAACTCAAGGAACTGGCGTTTGAATTAATTGGTAATTAGGATAAATTTATGGTTTCTCCAGGAAATAATACATCAAACTATAGTAGTAAAGCTGTTTGGAGTGGATCGTCGGCAAAACCAACTACGGTTGGTACAAATGGTGGTCCAAGCTATTATGGAACCTATGATCAAGATGGAAATGTAAGCGAAATTGTACTAGGAAGTTTCCCTAATACTGGAACACCAGACTCTAATGCATTTCCCTACGGGGCTGGCGGAAACTTTTTCAGTAGTGCTGTTGGAAGAAATGTAAATTATTTTACTAACTTTGGAGCGAATTTAAATTCTGGTGGTTTTAGGCTCGTAGCAAAAGAATATACTAATATACAAATTTCATCTGTTAGTCCAGAATTTTTTAATCCTAATTCCGGTATTGTTCAATCTTTTTATATTAATAATTATGAAAATTTTCCTATTACTGGACTACAGATATCAGGATATTATAAAAATATTCTTAATCCAGTATGGTCTGGTTCATACGATCCATCATCATCTGGTACAATAAGCGGCACAGGGAACATATTAATAAATTGTACTCTTGGATCTAGTGGCAGTTTAATTATTAACTTTAGTGGAATTCCTAAATCTGGACTTTCTATATTATCTAATAGAATAACATTATATACTTCAAATAATTATAATCTACAACAAAATTATTATAAGATTAGTAGTACAATTTCATCAGATAATGAAATTAATAGTTTGAATTACCAGCATAAATTTTCTCAACTTAATTGGGGTAGTATAAGCCCTAATTCTTTTGTTGTGGTTGACGATATAGGAAATTCAAATGCTTTTGATGTTTATCAAAATAATTTAGGATCATATGTAGGAGGAGTAAATTATTATTATAATATTACTAAATATTACATCACAAATAATGAATATTGTTTATTTTTAAACAGCGTGGATCCACAAGGAACAAATCCACAAAATATTTATTCCACATACGTACCAAATACAATAACTTATTCATCTGAAAATATTAATGGCAACAAATATAGTGTTATAACTTCAGGATACAATAGAGGGAATAAACCAATAGATAATATTCCAGTAGCAAATATGTTGCGATATTGTAATTGGTTACATAATGGAGGCAAAAGATATAATACAACATCATCTGGAATTTCTGCACCACAAAATACCGGTTCTTATAACGTTGGTACTGGTGTGAATGTTCTCCCAACGATACCACAGGGCACAGGAAGATTTAGACTACCAAATGCTCACGAGATAACCAAAGCATCTTATTACAGAGGTAGTGATGGTATTTATTGGAATTTTGGAACAAAAACAAATAGTGCTCCACTAAGCGCTGGTATACATGCTCCAACAAGAGATAGTCAGCTACCTAGTGGAGTTAGTGGATTAGAATTACGACAATCATATAATACTGCAAATTTTGGTACTGCATTAACAACAGCAGGAACTAATGGCGCTTCAAGTCCATATGGATTATATGATGTTGAAGGTTCTGTTATGGAAGTAACTCATCACGGAAGCAATTTTTTTGCTATGCGCAATTCGTCATGGAGGAGCACCACAACAATAGCCAGACTGAACTCACTTTTATTTGTTAGCGTGGCAAATATTGATACAGAATTTAATGCTGGGTATGCTTATGGTTTCAGAGTAGTATCTAGTGGATTGATAGGCGATATCGGTTTAGATTTAGAAAGTGCGGGAATTTATTATAATCAATCAATCCCTATTGAAGCAACAGCAACAATAGAAAATAGTTTCAATATTCCAAGTACTTTTTCAGTTCTTTTATCAGTATCTGGACAAAATACTAGTCCTGGATATTGGACACCTTATTATTTTAATGGAGCTACTGGACCAAATGTAGTTCAAAATAATATAGGGTCTAGTATATCGTTACCATCAGATGATAGTAAAGTTATATTTACTTTAGCTGGCGCCACGCCAAATGAAGTAGCAACAACTCCAATAGTTATAAATGGAACCATTACTCCTATTGGTTTTGGTGATCTATCATTAGAAAATAATAGTGATAGTATTATTAAATATATTGATCCACAGACAAATCTAGGAGTATCAATAACAGGATCTCAAGTGGTAAACAAGGGAGAGAATATAAGTTATGATATAATAGTAAGTAATACTGGTAGTAGTTATGTTAGTGGTATAAATCTGTCTACTAATATATCTCCATTAAATAATATTAATTACAGATGGAACCAAGATCTTAGCCGTAGCACATCATCTATAGTGTCAGTTCCGCCATCAGGAACTGGAAATATAGTATCAAATATTTCGCTTTTACCAAATACGTATTCTATATTTAGTATAAGTGGTTTAGTTACTAATACTTATTATCCTATAACAGCATATTCTAGCATTAGTGTTACGGGAAATCAGAGTGGATTTAAGGAGAGCAGCGCATCAACATCGTTTGGGCCAACAGATCTACAAATAAGATATACCGGGATTCCAATCTACCATTCTGATGGACAATTTGTAAATTATAAAATATTAATTACTAATTCTGGTAGTAACGATTCTATAAATTCAAGATTCTTTCATAACTTTACTAGTTTATCTGGTATAAATTGGTCAATTGTTTATGGACCATCATCAACTGGAATAACTAATGGATCAGGAATTATTGACGCTTATATCCTTTTAGGATCAAACAGTAGTGCTACCATTAATGTAGATGGTATAGCTAGTAACTCAAAGTATGGGGATATATTATTAACATCATCTATCACACCAACAGTAATTACTGATAGTAATTTATCAAATAATACTGCAATTATTAATATACCTCATAGTATAGCTATAAAAAATATCAAGTATAGTGAGAATAGTTGTGATAATAATGGTTATATTACCATTGGAATAACTGGAGGAATACCACCATATTCATATACTATCAATAATGAAACAATATCTTCTAATGATACTATACTCACAATAGAAAATCTAGAGGCTGGCTCATATACTCCATTAGTATCCGATAGTACTAATACTGTATATTATTATCCTGAAACTATTACAATTATAGATAGTTCTATTACTGCTACTGTGGGAAATATTTATTCTCCATTATTATTAGATAGTTATGGTGTTGTTAACTTGTCTGTTGCTGGTAGCGGTGCTCCTTATGCTTTTGTGTTTACAAATTCAACAGATAATAGCATATCAATTCCATCACTGGAAACCAAGTATATTGTTTCTTCAGAAACAGATAACTCTTTAATTAATTATAGATTTGATAATCTATTAACTCCAGACAGTTATTCATATCTGATACAAGATAAGTATGGATGTCGTTCGTCAGGATCTTTTAATATTCCAAATATATCTGAATTAAGCGTGCAGGTTTCAACAATTGATAATAATCCTATAGTCACAGCTATTCCATCATTAACATTAGATATTTTTGATACTATATTGATACCATATAAACATATTAAAAATAATACTAATCTTTGGAAATTAATTAAAACATTAGATCTGAAAGACTATATTAGCATATTAATTAATAATGAAAAATATGAATTTAGAATAGTCAGAGATATGCTTGATAAGCACTGTGTTGATACTCAAAACAATATAGAATTATTAAGATTTGGTAATTCTGAAGAAGATTGGTATTTCTTCTTTTATATCGCTCCATCTGTTGATTTGACAAATGATCAAACCAATATTGATAGTTCTTTTGAGATTTTAGATACTAATACTCAAGAAAAGTTCTTATTAACATTAGGTTTATCAGAAACTAATACGTTAGAACAAGACAATCCAAGTTTAATAAGAGGCAGTTTTATTCTTAATGGTTTGGGCTATAATGAATATTCAGATAATACTGAAGCTAATATTTCAATAGGATATAATTCAGATAATCAATACAATTATTATATTAATAATATTAAGAAAATACTACTCAATAATATATATAGCGTGGGATTTGTTACTACTATCAGTTTTCTAGAACAATTTAATATTGCTAGAGAATATATTACTATTGGACAAACATCGTGCAGTCTATCTAAAGAAGACTATCAATATAAATTAAATATTAAAAATCTACTTATAGATATCAATAATTTTAATAATGTTAATAATGTTTATATATTAAATGCTAATAGTATTTCTAATAATGGACAATTAAACACATTCATACTTGGTAATGATACTTTTATAACTGAAGATGGAACTTTAACTAATTCTTATACTATAGAATATTTTACTTTTGACAAAAATTCAACTAGTTTCAAACATTTTGAGATGAATAATGAAATTATTAAAGATATTAATGTAATTAGTGAATTAGATTCAAGATACATAATTATTAGAGCTAAAGATACATATAATAATATACCAAAGAGTATTAGTATTAATGGAGTAGTATCGTCTTATGATAATCATTTTATAATAGCTCAAAGAGATTTACAAAATTATAATAATTCTATATTATCAGAATTTAAGTACGGTGATATTTTAGTATTTATCAAAGATCTATCTACTATTAATAGTGTTGATAACGAAGTATCCGGACTAGATCCTAATACTGGTTTACCTGGAACTACCGTTTTAGGAGGAACCACCAATTCGCTTGTGACAAATATTATTGAACAAACAAAAGACTCGTCAGGTACTGGATCATTGTTACTACAAATACCTTCTAAAACAGAGGTTGAAGTATTTGGCCCTAATAAATACTTTATTAAAGTTAGTTCTGATACAACATTTAAAAATTTAATTCCTGGACTTTATATTATTAAAGGAAATGAAGACAGTTTAAAGAAGAATAATCTTTATCAAAATGAACTAAGAATTTTAATATCTAAGAATATTCTTTCGACTATAACAATTGAATTTACTAGTTATACAAATAAATTATTTATTAAGGATTAATAATGACAACCACCAGAAGAACTATAAACGCTAATATGTCTCTCTCGTATGCTCTTGGTGGCAATGTTTTTGGTGGAGATATAAGATTAAGTAATTTTGCTTTAAATATTGGAATAGGAAGTCAGTCATCAAATCTTGATGTAGAATTCATCTACGACACATGTGGACAAGCTGGAGGGGTATCAAGACCAACAGTAGGTAGAGCTGTTAGATTTCAATGTAATTCATTAGTATTTGGTGGCATTATTAATAGTGTATCATATGGTGAATCTGCTGGTGGATCAGTTTATAAATTAAAAATTATTGATCCAAGAAAAGTATTAGAAAATGTGTCTATTCTTTTACAAGGATACTATTGTGATTATGGTATACAAGCTCCAAATTTTATTAATATTGCTTCTTTTATAGAGAATGGTGTTGCTATTTGTCCTCCTGGCGAGGATACTCAAAATTGGCCACGAGTTGGGAACTGTAATAATTTTGGGAGAATTAATAGTGCTAATGGTGTTTTCTTAAGAGAAGCTTTGGCTGGAATACAAAGGAAAAACCCATTTGTATATACCACCACTGGAGAACCATTGTATCTAAATTTGGGCAAAATTATAGCAATAACGCCAGGATATGCTAAAACAGAGGCTTCTACATCAAGTTTATTAGCTCTAATAACTCAGGCTTGCGACGAAGGCGCTTGTGATTTTATTGTATCATTAGTTGGTACAATAATAGATATCATGCCAATTAATAGAGGAACACAGCCACCTTCTGGTTTAATAGGTCAGGTAATAAGTAGTGCTCAAAACACAGGAACATTAATAAGTGGAGAAGTTGGAGAAGAAGAATTATATGAAAATAGTAATAAAGTAGTATTGGGGGAAAATGTACAGTACTTAAGAACAATTCAGTCTCCTGGTAATGTGGCAATGATGTTGGGAACTGACTTAAACGATAACGCTATTAGAGTTTATAATACTAATTTTAGAGTACCAATTAATATATCTACATTAGCAGCAGGATTTGCATCACAAGGATATTCTCTTCCTTATATGTTTCCAGTTTCAGAAGAAGAGATATTGGCCGCTGGAACTACAGAATTATGGAAATTATATGGATTAGCAAACGAAAATAGTTTGTCTGGAAATTTATTATCATTATTAAATATGAGAGAACCATTAGGGGATACGCTTAAAGCATTTAATTTATTATTAAATACAAGTAATCTTAATGATTTTAATAAAAGTTTAGATGCTGTAAATAATATAACCTCAGCAGTTGCAAAAGCTAGGAATGCACATTTATATGAACTAGCATACGAATGGTTTGCTCAAGATTTTATATCAACATATTATGGTAAAAAATGGCTTGTCCCAATAAGTTATATATGTGCAAATCCTGCTCCTCAGTCAAATAAAGTGGCTGATGGAGGTTATATTAATTTATCAGACGTTCCTTCTGATGGAGGATGGCCAAATGATTATAATCTTTTAGGATTAACTTATGGATATAATACGTCTTTGTTTGAAACTCCAGATGGTAGATTGAGTGGATTTTTACGCATGAATACTGCTCAATCTTTACCACGAAGAATAGGTCTAAGATCTGTAAACTTTGTTGTTTCTCCAGAAGGACTAGATCCTAGCTCTATGCTTATAGTAGGACAAAATTGTTATGTTAAGGTGCAAACAGAAGGAGAAATGTTTAGAAGATCTCCATCCGTAGCGGAAGTTCTTATAACTTCTCCTTTTTTAAGTATGACTCCCGTTATTAATACCGATATTGTTTCTGAGGGATTAAGAACTTTAGCTGTAATATTAGGAGATGGTACTTTACCAAGAAAAATTGAGAAGAGTGAGACTGGAGCTTCGATGAAATCTGGTGCAAATATTTTTAAAATGGGTAAGCCTTGTTGTTCGTTCGACTACGTTTCTGTGCCAATGAAAAGCAATATTTACGTTTATGGGCCATGGACAGGCAGCAAAGGATCTATAGGATCCACCACTGTTGAACAAACAAATTTGAGTCCTTGGAATTATGGTGGTTTTTCAACAATGAATATGGTGGGCCAAGCATTGGCTCAAAATGGATTAAGACTAAGTAATAAAACAGAGTCTGGATCTATGACATTGGCCGAACCACCTGGGTATAGTATAGAATATTTTATTAATGCTGCTATTGTTATTAATAGTATTGGTGTTAATTTTAATTCTGGCGGCGCTACAACGACATATAGCTTTCAAACATATAGTCAAAAATTTGGACAGTACGGTAAGGCTATTTCAGATAGTATCCAAAAGTCAGTAAAAATAAGAAGTGAAATTTTAGGATATATTCGAACACAAAGAAGGAATTTAATAACAGCTAGTAATTCAATTAGAAAAGAAATGGCAAGGTTTGATATTAAACAGGGTAAGTATGCTTTTCAAAAACAGCCGCCAGCCACATCTAAATCTTCTCCGTCTTATTTACTTGTCGGCGGATATTACGATCCATCATCTGCAGATAAAGCTTATACTGTTGGATTAAATTCTACTAATCAATTTGAAACATCTACAGAAGGTCCACCTTTTCAAAATTTAGCAATTATGTCATTAGATGGATTATTATCTCCGGTATCTTTACAGGGACGAGGGGGTAGACTTCCTAGATTTGCAACTTCGTGGGGTTATGAAAAAGGAGACAAGTCACACACAACAAGACCATGCATGCCCCCTATCGATAATCAAGAACCATTAGCTATCAATAGAAAGTATTTAAATCCTATTGTTAGTAGAACATTTTTACAAACATGGGAAGGAAGAGGATCATCGAACAGTTTTAATATTAGAGTTATTGGATTTGGACAAAACAATAGTAATAATAGTATTTTTAATGTGTCAGACACTAAGTATGATAATGAAACTGATTTTGGTTTTTATGCATTAAGAGGTCCATTAGTTTTACAGTCTTGGGGTTATGACACTGAAGGGAAACCTATTCCAAATGCTGTTGATGATGCTTCTAGTACTGCTGGTGGAACATTTGTAAACGAAGGGACAAAAAATAAATTTATGGATAATTGGTTATCAAAACCAGAAAGTTGGCCAGTTGGACCAATAGATTTAAGATATGACCGAGACAGAGGAGTGTGGGTCGCCCCAGCCAAAGAAAGAATACTATTAGCTAAATTAACAGATAAACTAGATGCCTCTGGTGTGGTTAATGCTACATTAATGAATGAGACTGTTGAAAGTATGAAATTTCATGAGAACTATAAGGTTTGGGGACCGAATGGAGAAGATATTATGTCAGATATTGAATCTCATGAAATAAAAATATATAATTATTTAGATAATTCATTTGATAAGGACGAAGTAGTTTATGCTGTTTGGAATGATGATAAATATCTTGCTATTCCTAAAGGAGGAACTGGCTCTACAATTAGAGTTGGAAAATTTAGTGATGAAAGCTGGAACATAGGAGCAATAGCAAGAGTATCAGCTTATAAAGTAAATCCAGACTCAGATCCTGAATCTAATATCAATGATCCATCTATTGGTGGTCTTGTCGTAGAGGATGATGTTAAATATGAAAATTTATATGCTTTAAATTTATTTGCTGATATTGAGAACAGCGGAAGCAAATCACTTTGGGTTGCAGTAGCTAATATTGGTAAAGATTTCCATATACTGATAGATGCTGAATGCTCAACTGAAGAATAATATATAGTGATTATTTACATCTAAAATTTTTAAGAAATATTATGCTAATGAAAAACCTTTTTCTGGCACATTAGTTCTACCATCATATTCACAGATACTTATTGAACCGGGTGTTTGCCAAGCACTAGAGGTATACATGTCAACGCTTGACCAAGCCATACGATAATTTTCAAATTGCGATTGAGGATACACAGAACGCCAATTAACGTTATTTATTATGGTTGGTCCTTTTACAACAACAAATGGATCTCCGACATAATTTGTGGCCGCATACAGGCAAGCAACAAAACCATCTTTTATGGCAATTGAATCAAAAGAACCGGCAATCGCCCGTGGAAAAGAGTTAGAGGCTATATCATAACATCCGGCGTCAAGAATATCCATGTAAACCCTCGGGCAACAACAAGAATTAAATGGCTGATCTGATTGACCGCCTACGCATAGACCACCCATTAAGGCTCCGCTTGCACAAAAAACCCTAGGAACTTTACGTCTATTGCCTTTACAACCAAAACACTTACAGCCTTTTTTACAAAAACAGTCATACGCACCAAAAAATAAACCTCCTTTAGTAAAACTAGACATTACTTATCCTTACTCCATTTGTGCCAACCCTTATTTGATAAGTAATTTCCTTCGTCATCTTTTCGCTTTGGGAATAAAGTGCCACCCTTTTTGTGTTGTCCAAATCCTAGGATTGCCCCACAATCATTACATCGTAATTCATAATAGTCATTCCCGTCAACATTTCTAACAACAAAACGAATATTATCTTTGCCACACAAACCACACTTTTCTTCACCAAAAATTTCTTGAATTAGGGCCAATTCTTTAAAAATTTCTTTTTGGCCTGCTCCTTCTAATTCAAAAGCTAATTTATTATTGATATTATATATAACTTTCATAATATTCTCCTATTATTTCCAATTAATATCATATCCCTTTAAATCTTCTGGGATATTTGATATATTTTGTTGATATGATGACAGATTTTTAATAATGTCAACAGCGACACTATGTTCTATATTATAGATATTTTTATCAGTATGTCCACTGGCTATCAATAATTTCTCCATATTAATGTCTAATCTTTTAGCCAATACATCAATAAAGTTAATCTGATTAGAACTAATTTTGGATACAGAATCACCATCAGGATTATCTTCAATTTCTTTGGCTATTTCGTCTGCTGTGACTATCTTGCGAAGTCTTAATCCTCGACGTAATGAACGACCTTCTGCTCTTGTTTCAGCCACGGCCACAGGATGACTACGATAAATTTTATCACAATTACCCCAATAAACATCAGCAGCGCCACTAACGGTCCTTAATGTTTTGCTTTTGTCCATATTAAGAATATAAGATAATTTATGAACAACAGTTGCTCTCTTTTCATTATCAATATTAGGAGATTGTACAACATCCGATATTGAAGATATTATTTCACATTCCATAGCCATCTCAAATATCCTGCGTAATCCATCAGTTGTTGGGTTTCCTTCTATTTTTTCATCATCATTTAATAAACCCAACACATAATCATTCCATTCAATATCATGATATGAAATCTTCTTCTTTGAGTCCTTATCTTTGTCTTTGTCTACCATTTAATTATCCTCTATTGTTATTAGTCTATTATCTATGTCAGGAAATTTATTTTCTATTTCCTTGATAGTATCCTTTAATTTGTCCCAAATAATTTTTGCACGAGTTGGAGAAAAGTCCCTCAACTGTTTTATTCTAATCAAGACTGAGCCTTTTCCAAGAAGAAGTCCTGTTTTTTTATTATCGTACTTGATATTCCTATTAAGGGTATCTGCTCCCCAAACTGGTTCAAAATGAGATGGACCATCCACCTCTATTGCGGTATTAAGCTTGGGAATAAAGATATCTATTTGTAGTTTAGTATTTGATAATATTTGTTCTTTATGAAAATCAACTCTATAACCAGCTTTGATTAATTCAGATAGTAGGTATTTTTCTAGTTTAGAACCATGTTTACTAGTATCTCTAACAGCCTTTATTGCTGAATTTATCATATTTTGCTGTTCTTCTTTAGACAAACTATTCCACTGATCTCTAGACTTTTGTCTTCTATCTTCAAGTTCTTGTGGTGTTAGATTTTCCCAAGAATTAATCAGACCTTTTCCTATTTTTTCTTTTGTCTCGTCAGAGCGTAAGGTTCCTTTCGTGGGGTGCTTGTGAGACCCTGTAGTTAAAGCATTTTTCTGTGCTTGACTTTTATCACGAATAGGTATTTTAAATTTGATAGCGTCTCTTCTGATCTTATTAGCATAGGTTTGTAGATCCTCAGCTATCTGCTGAAAAGACTTATTTTGTTTATGATAATAATTGTTTACTATTATTTTTTTTTCATTATCTGTCATATCGTCATATTTTTTCATACAATTTCCTTAACAGAAGATATCTTTGTAACTCCAGCATTTGCCATTTTTTCTGTAAAGTCTGAAGCCATACAATAGTATTTATTATTACTAAAATGATTAGTCAGCCACAAATCATTGTCATTAGATATAATAATATTATTAAATTTTGATCCTATATATAATGTATTTAATATAGGAAGATAAATATTTTGGTTTAAAAGATTAGCGTCTGTGAATATATTATATGTATAATTAATTAGATTTTCTTTTTGAGATAATATTTCATTAATTTCTATAAAAGCTTTATTTGAGAATATTTTATTATCAGTTTCTTCTGTGAATATTCCGATACTAGTTGGGGTTTTTTTTGATAAATTTTGATATTCCATTTTTTTGTCTCGTATTGTTAAAGTAAATAAAATCTTTTAAAGATACTTGTTGTTTATTAAAAATAGAATTATTTTCTATTAGTTTATTAATAATCTCAAAATATAATAAGTTTTTCCTTTTAAAAAAATCTTCATTTTTTATTATTTTGGTTTCTTGTTCTTTCAGATAGAATATGTTACAAAACTTATCTTCAGGAAGATCAAGATACATATGTTCGATCTTATCATCATCGCAAATGCATCCAACGTCAAGATCTCTATTGTCTTTCATAGTAACTATTTTTGATGTTTTAGCATTTTCTAATTTTGTTAAAATCTCTGGATTAAACATGCACCCATAATCTATAAAACAAATGCCTTGATCTTTTGAGTTTATGCATCCTGTATATATTGGATTAAAATTATCTATTTCAACAACTAGTGCTTCATTATTAAAAGTTTTATATATTTTCTGATAATCAAAATCACAAACTATAACTATCTCATGTTTTAGTTTTGTTGCCTTTTTAATCCATGCTATTTGATGTTCTAATAATTTTTTATTTTGAAACACCATTAATCCTTTTGATCCAAGAGATTTCATGCCTTTATCGGCATAACAAGCTAAGATCACATATGTTATATTTTTCATTATTTTTCAGCTTTTACATAATATTGAATTCCGTTAATGAATTTTGTTTCCAATATACTAAAATTATTTAATCTTAAAAGATCAGTAACTCTTTCTAGACTTTTTATATGTTTTTTACCAGTGCTAAAGATCATATTATTGTACATTTCTATATCAATATGTTTATTCAATAATGATGAGCTGATAGAAAAAATATCAATAGATTGTACTTCAAGAGTTGTCTTAGACAATATTTTATTATTAATTTTTTTAAGGATAGAATCAGCTTCTTGTAAAGATACGCTGTCTAATAAATCAAAGATAAAAAGATCTGATGAAATAGAATCGTCCTCTATATCATCTAGTTTTTTAATATCCATATAATCATATTTATCTTCTAGAATATCTACTTCTGAATGGTATAAAAATATTTTTTTGTTCATGATAAAATTAATGATTTTCGTTTGAGATTATTGAGTTCTGATAACCACTTATCTGTAAGGCTTTTGTCGTTTGATCTATAAGGCAAAACCATATCTGCTATTTTATTCCAAGACTGATAAATTTCTTCTGAGGTGGCTATTTGTAAAACTGGACTAAAATTAAAGTTTTTATTTTCTATATTCATAGAGGGCTTAACATCATGATCTACTATGATTAATGGACAATGAAAGAATATCGCTGATTCTATACACTTGTCCAGATACATTAGTCGATTATTGCATAATACAATATCAATATTATATCCACCAAAATAGGTATAGTCAAAATCTACTAAATTACACTTCAGCGTTTTCTGTAAAAAATTTTTAAACATTATACTATCACAGTTTGTCCATAGTATATTTATTTCTTTTGATAGTTCTTTATGTATTATTGATGATATTGTCATAGTATATTTTCTAGTAATTCTGATATTGCTTTCATGCTGAAATATTGAATTTTTTTATCTTGTGCTTTAATTCTATCTCTTTTTTGAATATCAGATTCTAGTAGTGCTTTTTCCATAGTATTTATTAAATCGTTTAGTATTGGCTTTGACCATATTTGTCTTATTGTATTGTACATGAAGAATATTTTATTATTATCTAAACAATTTGTATACTCACTATCAACAATAAGGCCACAATTATCTTCAATAATCTCAGATTGTGCAGTATCGTTCAAGGCTATAATATTGTTATTAAATACCATAGCTTCTAATATGGAACAAGAAAAACTTTTACCAGAAGATATATCTATTAAGCAGTCGCAATTGTTATGCATTGCTAAGACCTTAGAATAGTCTGTCTCTCCATTAATAATTGTTGGTAATGTTCTAGAGTGATCTGCTGGAAATAGACTATAAATATTATTTATTATTTCTTTAAATGTGTTTTCACTAAAATTAGTTGATTGTTCAATTTTTATTATGAGTTCTATATTTTGATATTTCGACGAGATAACAAGAAATGCTAATAGAATTGTTTCTATATTAGATTTAGATATAAAGTCATCTATAATATAAAAACTATATTTATTATTAGATTTTTCAGGAAGAGCATTCTTGAAACTATCAATTTCAACTAAATCTATTGGAACAGGGACGGTATAAATTTTATTTTGATCTACGCCACAACCTATCAATGATCTTTTAGAAAATTCAGACGGTACAATAATAATATCCATCTGATTTATATAATTAAAATAATCTAGACCATAATTTAAACATTCTGGATTAACGATTGCTATATTTTTTTCAAATTTAGAATCATAACACAATTGATGAGGAAATGCGTGCTGTATAACAATATCATATTCGTCTTTTTTATTGTCCTCTAATTCCAATACGGAACTATTAATATTTGTTTGTGGATATGATTTTAATAAATTATAAAATGGTTTTACTGCAATATTATTTTTAGTTAAACTTAATGACTGTATATATTTTCTAGATATAATTCCAGTATCAGAAAATTCTCTATATGGACCTATATATAATATATCTTTCATCTTAATAATTTAAAAAGCTATCAGATAATTTAATTTCCCCAGACCTAACTTGTTCACAAAAAACTTTGTGATTAACATAGTTTTCAAGAATCTTGACGGCTTCTTGTCTAGTGAAGTTGGTTGGAGAAGCTATACTTAGATATCCTTCATATAATGCTCGTATCATATTTTGAATATAGTGTGTTCTTAATAAGGATTCTTCTTTTAGAATATTAGTAACAATAAAATTAATAAATTGTCTATCAGAAAGATTATCTGGAACGTTTATAGATACATCGGTTTCTAATTTATCTTCCCATTTATTTTTTGGTTCCATCTTATCAAAAACAGACATCAATACTTCAGCCGTCTTATCCCAACTATAATTATCTAATAAAAGATTTCTGGTTTTTATAGATAGATTTTTCTTTTCTGGCTTAGACAATTCCATAAACTTTATTACTTCGGTTATGAAATGTTCATTATCTGGAGTAGCCCTGTCTGCTCCTGTTTCAAGTTCTTTACTAAGTAAATAATTTAATTTAATACCATCAATTTTTGTAGTAATTTCTTCCATACCACTATAGTTTATAGAAAAAACAGGAACACCACAAGAAGCTGCCTCTAGTTGAGGTATACCTAAACCTTCACAGATAGCATATTGAACATAAATATCAAACAAATTATATACTTCGTTAAGTTGCTGATTAGATATACCATGCACAACATTAGGAATAACAGCAAACGTTGAAGGATCATCAAAACATTTTATTTTTGGCCCTTTATATGTTGATACGTATAACTTTTTAGGACCAGGAGCATAATATGAGAATAGCACGTTATTTTCAACACCAAATTCCTGTAAGAGTTCTGGTATATTCCAGCCGTGTGTTTCAGGAAAAGAGGTGTGTAGATATAGATATATTGATGGATTATTAGTTCTATCTATTATATTTCTTAAAGACTTAAATAATTCTGGTATAAGTTTTCTTTTTTGGTTTCTCATAACAGACCCAATAATAAAAGCGTCTGGAGACAGACCAAATTTTGTTCTGTGATAAGATTTGGTATAATTAACCGGCTTAAAAACTTTGGAATCGACAGAATCAGATACAGATGGGCCAACATTTATATTTCTATTTAATGATTTTAGATAATCACCAGCCCAATCAGTATGTGTTAGAACCATATCTGCATTTTCAAACGTTTTCAACCACTCTGGTTTTTGTGGGACAGAATCTACTGTTGGTGCAATTACCCAATTAAAATATTTTCTTAGTGGTGAGATCTCTTGATATGCAAACATCCAATAATCTCTAATATCAAAAACTATATCAGGTTTAAAATGAAGAACTGTTTTTTCAAATCTCCATTGACCAAATTGATTTGTTGGATTAGATCTATAATATTCTAATTCTTTTTCATTATTTCCTGCTGGCTCATTTGGATAAACTTTCCACGGCACCTTTTTTTCTCTATCTTCCTTATAATAAGAAGAAAGCTCGGCAACTTCATAATTAGGATTTTTGTAAAGTCTAGACATAATCTCATATGTATATCTACCAAATCCAGAGTTTACATCGTGAGCTTCTGCACACATTAATATTCTTTTTTTTGTCATAATTCTTCTTATTTATATAGGATGATGAAAAGATAATAAAAAGGGGGCATGTTTGTGCCCCCAATTTATTAAACTTGAATTAGAATGATACGGCTTCTTCCACTTCCTTCTTTTTAATTCTTGTAACCTTTGAAAAGTTATTTACTCTGACCTTGAGAGTTGAGTGCTTTACGCCATCCTTCTCCCAATTATCATTTCTCAAACTTCCTTCTACCATTACAAGATCGCCCTTTTTAAAAGATGATCCAATAATTTCAGCACCGCTATCCCAAGCCTCGCACTGAATATATGAAACAATCTTATCCTTTGTCCCATTAGCTCTAGTAAATTCCTTAGATACGGCAATAGTGAAAGAAACAACAGAAGTTTGCTTTTCTCCGCTATTCACTACTCGTAGTTCTGGATCCCTAGTAAGATTTCCCTTTAGTAAAATAATATTCATCTAAATCTCCTTAAGAGTATACAAAATATAAACACAACACTTATATTATATTGAAACCATCCAGAATGTCAAGTCAAACCGTAAAGCATTTTTTAACGATTGGTGTATTGTTTTGTCCACCCTTTTGACCATTAAACATCAACACCCTACCCTCTTGTAAAAGATCCTTATTGTTGAGGTAATCTTCTGGAAATAATACTACAGAATCAACACTGCCATTAGAATCAGACAGTCTCAAAAAACACATTTCTTGTCCAGGATTCTTACCTCTCTTAGTAACTATAACACTCATACTATCTATTTCTGCAATCATAAAAAATTGTTTGCTATTTGGAAAATTCTTAATATCTTTACAGTCTGTATTGGCGTATGAAGAATCATAGAAATCAGTCTTAGCAAAACTTATAGACGCCCCAAGCAAATCTCTTTCATTATTTGATATCCATTCAGGATCATCCTCAATAGAATACGGTGGATTATTAATCTGATTAATCATACTAATAATTTTTGGTTGTCTATTTTTTAGAATCTTCTCCCTAGAAAGCAAATTCTTTAAAATTTCAGAGGTTGTAGATATTTTTTTATCTGAAGAAATATTTTTACATTTTTCTGTTTCTCTAGCTGTTAAATTAATAATCATATTAAAGTCTAATAGCATTTTATTTCTTGATAACTTGTAATGATCTAAAGCACCAGATAAAATTAATGATTTGGCAGATGCCGAGTTGATATTTGCCAAAACAGAAAATAATATTTGGGTCCATGTCATTTCTTTAATATCACACTTATTGATATGATCTAACAGCTTATTATATACTGATTCTCCAAGACCTTTTATATTTGTCAATCCAAAATAAATTTTATTATTAATAATTTCAAATTCTTTATTTTTCATTAATAAACTTGGTCCAAAAACACTAATATCCATATCTTTAGCATTACTTATTAAGTCCAATATCTCTTGTTGAGGATCTATCTTGTCTTTGGCCAGTCTTAAATAAGACAAAAAGAATATTCGTGGAAAGTGTGCTTTCGCATATGCTGATATGTATCCGTTAATAGCATAACTAACAGCATGACTTTTATTAAAAGAGTATCTCTGAGATTTTTCAATCCAGCTAAAAATTTGTTCAGATTCGTCTCTATTGACTTTTCCAACAGCAAGGCAACCATCAATAAATTTAATTTTAATTTTTGCCATTTCTTCTGGCTTTTTCTTACCGATAGCTTTTCTTAGCATATCAGCTTCTTGAAGATTAAAACCGGCTATATCTTTGGCTATTTGCATAGCTTGTTCTTGATATACCATTTCTCCATAAGTATTTTTAAGGATTGGTTCTAATGATTCATGAAAATAATCAACAGATTCTAAACCATTTTTCTTATCTATATAATGATAAGATACGCTTTTACCGTCTCTAATAGCTTCTAAACATCCTGGCCTAAGAATAGATATTAGCGCCGATAGTTCTTCTATGTTTGATGGCTTGAGTTTTTTACTCATAGACTGTCCCAGTCTACTTTCTAATTGAAAACAACCTTTAGTGTTTCCATCAGAAATAAGCTCCCAAGTTTTTGGACAATCTAAATTAATCTTTGTTATATCAAAATCAATTGATGTTTTATTATCAATATCTTTGGTATTAAAAGAACAACCACACTCAAATTGAATCGTCATTGAAAAAAGAATCCTTAAAAACAATTTTTGGAACAAGTCTTCTGTGTAACTTCATAAATCTAATCAAAATCTTAGCACAATCCTGAACATCTTTTAGTGCGTCGTGAGCACCCTCTTTTGATATTCCTAAATAATCTCTCATAGAATCTAAGGAATAACTTTTTAGACCTTGGCTTTCAAACCAATAAAAGACTAAATTCATTATATCTAGAACGTCTCTCGGATAAAAAACAGTAGATGTTTTTTCTTTGTTATCGACATTCTTATATTTTTCACTAAGTCTTTGTATAATTTTTAAATCAAATCTATTTATATTATATCCTGCTGCTATTGGGGCGGAGAACATACTCTTTTTCTTTCCTCCAAAGCAATGATATTTCTCTAAATATGAGACAAAAGAATTCCATGTTACTTCTTGTGAAGGATATTCTCGCCATTTTGCATAAATCTCATCCTGAGAACATCCCTTAACTTTAGCATGAAAATCTATAATATCTGTTTCATATTTGTAATTTGCATCTGATTCCATAACTTCTGGCTTACAAAAACCATTAAATTCCGACCCCTCGACAATTTCTAGTTTTACAGGATCGACAATGATAGCAGAAATTTGAACCGGACTACAAACCAATGGATTTGATCCATCTGTTTCAAAATCAAAAACGCAAATTTTTTTGGTTAACATTATATTTTGTCAATTTCGTCTAAAGGGGCGAACACTTGGGTTTGTCCTGTGGTGACGGATTTTGCATTTTCTTTAATCTTACAACAAGAAATCCTAACCTCAGGAATCTTTTCATACTCTTCATTATTTATTCTAAATTTTTCACCAACAGCTAATTCATGAAATTTCATCTTTAACACCTTTCTGTAAAAAGTCTGATATAAACATTATTTTATCTAACATAGCAACGCCAAGAATATCAAATTTAACAACACCTATAGTCTCCAAATCTTCCATTTCCATACCAGCGATTCTGGTTTTGGTTTTTGAATCATAAACCATTGGACAAATAGTTGACAAATCCGAGTCTGCTATAACTACTCCTGCCGCGTGTTTGGATTGGTTGACTTTAGTGCCTTCTAATCTAATAGCCTGTTCAAATCTTTTTGCAAGTGGTCCTTGTAATTCATTATTTTCGTCAATGAAGCACCAATCTTTGAGCTTGTCTGATTGATTCTCCAAAGCCCATCGTATAATAGAAGCGTCTCCTGTTTCATCTTTCATTTCTTGCAATTCATCTGCAATCTTAGCTTCGTCAGGAATATTTTTGGTAATATTATTCATTTCCTCAAAGCTTACGTTTCCATAAACTCTAAGAACGTCCTTAATAGCTCCTCTACCCTTAATGGTATTAAAAGTGACCATTTGTGAAACTTGACTATCTCCATATTTATCTTTAATATAAGAAATAACGTTTTCTCTTTTATTAATAGGAACGTCAACATCAATATCTGGCATACTTACTCTATCTTTAGTATTTCTTCCAGAATTATAGAATCTGTCAAAAATTAAACCATAATCTATAGGATTAATTCCAGTAATACCTATTAAGTAAGAAACTAAACAGCCAGCAGCACTACCTCTTCCTGGTCCCGGAAGCCACCCATTATTCTTAACATAGTTCACAATATCTTGAACAATTAAAAAGTAACTGGATAGTCCAGCCCCTTGTAAAATATCAAGCTCATATTTAATACGATCTATATATTGAGATTGACTATCTTTTGGTATAATATTTTGAATTTTATTTCTCCAACCATTTCGACACAACTGTCTTAAATATTCATCTGGAGATTCGCAATTAAAAGGAGGTAGTCTTGGTCTGCTGCCAATATCATATATATCACACATCGCAGATACTAACTGAGTGTTCTCTATCTCTTCTTCTGTATGTAATAGTGTCATTTCTTCCTGCGAAAGAATATGATAGTTGTCCGATGTGAAGAAACACCCCATGGGAACATCTAGTCCAGAATTAATCTTTCTGCTAATTTCTGGCATAGTTGTTTTTAAATTATTACATAATAATATTCTTTGATCAGAAGCGTCTTCTTTATTTGAATAGTGAGCATCTGGAGTACAAATTATTTTAGTATTAGTTAATTTTCCCAATTCTCTAATAGTTTCGGTTAGTTGTTGTTGAATAGGAATATTATCTTTATCCATTAATTGAGATTCTAAAAAGAAATTATCATTACCAAATATTTCTTTTAATTTAGATATAAGAGGTATCGCTATGTTTTTCCAGTCTGGATCTATAGTATTATTGACAATAATCTTGTCAGCAATCAGGGATCCAAGATGGCCGCATATACCTATCATATTGCCGTCACAAAACCTTCCAAGGTTCTCTAGATCGATCCTGGGCTTGTGATAATAAAAGTCTGGCCTGTTGCACTCTGAAACTAAACGGATCAAATTGTGCCAGCCAGTTAGATTTTTGGCCAAAACAATAAAATGGCTCAATTCTTTGTTTGACTTGTCCTTATAGGTCGCGTCATCAGATATGTAAAGTTCACAACCTAATATTGGCTTAATACCAGCTTTTGTCATTTCTCTATGAAACTTGATTGATCCAGCTATGTTGCCATGATCCGTCAAAGCACACGATGTTGCTCCAATTTCTAGACACCTATTGGCTATCTGAGACGGTTTTGATAGACCATCCAAAAGACTATACATTGAATGACAATGTAATGGATTATATTTTTTCATTCCGCACTTCCTGGAGCTTTATATTTACCAAATGAATGATTTTCTGCCTTATATTCTGATACTACAGTATCCATTCCTTTTACCTCAATATCATGTTTAATTTGTTCACACTTTGTCATGAATGTGTCTTTTTTACAACATTGACTGTCTCTATATTCTATTACTGGCAATATGCTGTTATGGTCTTGAAAATCGCTTTTGCCAAAATGACATAATTTATTGCACATCCATGTTTTATTTAGTCTTGGTTTTTGTGTTTGTCTTATGATCTCAAATTTCTTTTGTAGCATTTGCTCTGTTCTTTGCAAATCGCTTTTATCAAATAAAATTGAGAAAGGGCCTCCATCATTAATAAAGTATATTGTTATCATAACACTATCATATTCAGGATATAATTTGCTAATAGCATAATGATATATCAATAACTGAGGATCTGTCTGAAGTTTTTCTGGTGTTTTTTCTTTACCAGTGGCCCAATCTAGTCTTCGTCCTGTTTTCCAGTCGATGACCTCGATTGTATTATCGCTGGCCTTGGTGATTAAGTCAATAGTGCCTTTTAGTCCAAGATAGCCTTGCAGTTTACCTTCGGGTGTGTCAAAAGAATATTTTGCCCAAGGCTTTTTAATTTCAAAATCAAAATGTTGTTCTGGACATAATATTTCTCTATTCCTAGGATCAAAAGCTCCGTCATGATATGATATGGCTTTATTAACCCAGTTATGACAATCCTTATAATCTTTTACTTCCCAAGTATGATGAGAGAATTGACTAGTATAATACTTATATGTTTTTTCTATAATAGTATTTAAACTATATTTTTTCGTATATACTTTACCTATAACATCATCTTCAAAAGAATCTATTCCGTCTTGTTCGCTCTTTTTTATTATTGCTAGAATTTCTAAGGCTTTATGACATATAGTTCCTTTATCAGCCTTTTTATTAGATGGTCCTCTCATACCGAGCACATATTCTATAAAATATTGTTGTTCACACATATTATGTGTGTTGAAAGAACTGCTTCTAAAATATGTGGTTATAATGGTAGTATTCCTTTATTTTGTAAAAAATCATAAATTAATTTATTTTGTTCTTCAATCGTAAGTTCTTTATTGTCTATTATCAAATCAAAATTATTCTGATCATAGTTTTCAGGATCTAAAGCTATTTCACTAGCATGATTAGAATGATAAAGATTCCTACATAGTTTAATAACTATTCCACCACTATTCTTAATTGCTTCTACTTCATTTGGAAATCTACAATCAGCAATCAAAGATAATGGATGTTGATCTTTATTAATAGTTCTAATTGTAGCACTCGCCCACACATTATGCTGCATGGTTCTGAACATCTCTGTCCCAACTAATTGAAGAACCTCTCTGGCGGAAAGTTGTTTATTGTTCCAATAACAGTCAACCAATTCATTTTTTTGATCATCTGTTCCATAGCATTGGTCATATGTTAAACCAAAAATACTGATACACATCATCTTAAGAGGATCAGCAAAATTATAGACTTTTGCATTACCTAGTTTATTATCTAAGAAAATTTTTGTAACGAATTCCGCACATGTTGTTTTTCCAGACTGTTTTCTTCCTGCGAACGCTATTATTTGTGTCATAAAAATCTCTTTATCTGATTATTAATTTCTTCTTTAGTCATTTCGGCAACATCTGATTTCGTAATAGAAATTCTTTTTACCTTATATGTATTTTTACATTTTTCTTCAATTATTTTGGCTGCTTTATCACCAGCGTCATCATTATCGGTAAGAATAATAATATTCATAGCTCCTGACCCATCTAAAAGTATCTTTTGTCTATCACTTAATGAAGACCCAAACATAGCAACACTATTATGTATTCCTTCTTCTTCTAATCTCCATACATTGCCAGGGCTTTCTACAAGAATAACCTGAGAACTATCTAAGATAGAGTCTTTAGCAAACCAAAAATTATACAAGTGGTTTTGACTTTTAAAGTCTTTATTATGTTTCCACTTACAATATTTCCATAGTTCTTCTGATCTTGGACAATCTTCTGCGTGGTCATGATAATGTTTACACTTGCTACATTTCTCATAGACACTTCTTCCAGAACATCCTACTACATATTTGTAAGTTATATCATATATAGGAACAACAGCCCTACCATACATTTCTTTATTTTTGTTTGAGCAGGTTCCAACGTCGTATCTATCTAAGATCTCAGACCCAAAAGACCTATCAAGAAAATATTTACTTGGTATAGAGAGTGATTTTCTAACAATTTTTCTAGTGATATCTTTATTATGTGTCTCATTATTGTTTTTAGTAATATTATTTACAATATTTAAGAATTTCTTTTTCTCGATTTCATCATTAGATATTTTTATATCGTCAAGATTCTCATTTAAAAACTCTTCAACAAAAGACATTGTATCATTAAAAGATATTGAAGAGTCTCCATTTTTACTCCAATTATTTTTTTTATTAGATAACACGCCTCTTATAAAACCAATGATAGAAGATTTAAATGTTTTCTCGCATCCATGAGTTCTACATTTCCAATTTCCTCTATAGGCATCCCCAGTAGGATATAGATTAAATGCAGACATATTATCGCCATCATGTATGGGACACGGCCCCACAAACATTTTACCATTTTGTTTTAATTCAGATATTCCTAAAGTTAATAGTAGTGATTCAAAATTATCACATAGTTTATCACATATAACTTTTAGTTCATGCTGATTATATGAACGGGATATTTTGGTCATCATTGTCATTTGTTATATTAAATCCATTTGTTTTACTATTTTTGGTTATATTATTAGAAATTTCTAATTTGGTTCTTCCTTCTACTATTTTAGCACACCACCCCTTCATGTGACAATTAATATAATCATTATCGTCTAATCCTCCTCCGTGCCTACTGATTAAAGGAACCAATTTTCTATTTCCTTCATTTGGTCCATCTTCTGCTATTTCTTCTTCGCTCTTCTTTTTGAAAATACTAAAATTACTACACAACCAAATGATTCTATCAGAACCGCTTGCTGTATCTGTACTTTCTTTATTGATACCGTCTCTATTTAATTGAACAAAAGCAACAACAGGCACTTTATATCTGGTAGCAAAATTATGTAAACTAGTCATCATGAATCCAAGAACCTGATATTCTTTTAGATCTTGACTCATTCCAGCACTATCCATTAGTTTTAAATAGTCATAAAATATTACACATGGTTTTGCGGACCCATCATCATTTAAACCAACCTCCTTAACTATCCATCTTCTCATGATAGACAATTGTTCTTCAAATGGTTTTCCTGCAATACTTTTATAAAATAGTTTAGTATTTTTTAATTCTTGAACCGCTTTTATAACTTTATTATTCTTATCTTGAGATTGAGAGAACTTACCAGTTTCAATATGATTAATCTCTGTCTCTGTCATCATAGCTAAAATTCTATTAATATGATCTTCTTTTGTCATTTCTGTATCCATATTTAATACAGGAATATTTTGTTTAGCTATATTAAAACCCATATTATCTGATAATAGTGTTTTGCCTGTCTTTGGTCTGGCCGCTATTACATTAACTGTGCTTTTTCTTAAACCACCACCAATGGCTTGATCATATACAGGAAACCCTGTTGGAATACCAACTTGATCTATTGGATTATTAATTAATTGATTTATATAATCATCAATATCTGATCCTATAGCAACAGGATTTGATTCACTATCATTAATTAAAGAAGTAAAATCAAAAACAGTATCTTCCGCAATAGATATAATAGAAGTTATTGGTTCACTACCATTTATATCTAACAGTTTAGATTTTGCATTTTCTAGTTGTTCATGCAATAATCTCGCTATTTGTAATTTTCTAATCTTTGCTGCAAATTTTGGAATGTTGTCCTTATTTACAGGAAAATCCATTATTGCTCTGAGATGCTGAGTCTCTTCTTTTTTAGAAAGAATTTGTGATACACCCAATTCCTGAGCAATAGAATAAATGGATGCTATATCTATGGTTTTTGTTTGTCTTTCACAAAGCTCTTTTAAGCACTTGAATATGATAGCATTACTATCTATAGTAAATGATGTTTCTTGAAGTATATCTGCTATGTCTAGATATACATCTTCTCCATATCTATAGATACCAGATAGAACTGCTCTTTCAGCAGATGGATCGGCTAAAACTGTAGGCATATTTTATTTAACCATTTGATGATGAACACTTGTTACATTTATATCTGTCTGCTGAGTCTGGTAAAATGGCTGGATTTATAGATTCCTTTTTACCACAAACCCTACAAGCAACTTTTATTGGTTCATACTCTCTATTTCTTTTTGTTGGTGGGTGGCAACATAGTTTTTTATCTATTTCAACATCAGATTTATGCATATTCATTTCTGGCATTTCAAGAAATTTATTATAAGCTTCTTCCTGCTTACTGCTTCTTGTTTTTGTCTTAATATTATTATTAAGTTTTGGCTGTTTGTTCTTCTTTGTTTTTTCTGGTTTTACGGTGGTCTCTTCTTTTGGTAAAAGACCCTGTAGTAAAGTTATAAGCTGCTTAATTTGTTCTGGATTAGATATATCAGGTTCCATGTTTCACCTTAGTCCTTTGTACAGAGAGTATGATGTCCGATAGGTTCTTAACACTATTAGCTAAGTAACTAAGCCTATCCATGCGTTGATGAGCGTATTTTTTAATTTTATTCAAGTTAGTGGCTTTATCATTATGTTTTATGGCCTGCAATGATTTCTCTACGAAGCCATATCCTTTATAATTATTTATTTCATCTGCTATTGTTTCTTTAATACTCTCTTCAGCCCAGTTATGCCTAGCTATTTCTCTATTAAGTGTTCTTTGTAGGAAAAATGCGTATTGTGCAAGTCGATATGATATTTGAGCACAATCTTCTGGTGTCAATTTCTCTACCATATCCCTACTCATTGTAAAATAATTGTTTAGTTCGGTTTCTGTAAAACTATGAACTTCTGAATACTGTCCTAAACCTATTGATGATTCGTACTCATCTAGGATCTTATCCCAATGATCCACCTGTTCTTTAGTTGTTGACAATGCTATTTCTCCATTCTGTTTCATTATTATATGGTAGTGATATATATTTTATATTATTAATTTCACACCATTCTTGTTTTTCCCTATCTCTTTTTTGTGATTTTAAAAAGTTCAATATGTTTGAATGATAAAATGGCACAAACTTATAGTGTTGTTCTCCATGAACCTCAAAACAAGTTTTCTTTAATGGAAGATAAAAATCTAAATAAAGAGTTTCATTTCTTCTTAGTTGTATTGGTACTTCTTCTAGTATCTGTAAAGTAGGATAAATTTCAGTTATAAGATTTCTTACGGTTAGATGATATGATGATTTATTAACAACTTTACCTTTTGACATATTACCAGTTAATAACCAATTATGATTATTACCATCCAGATCTTTAATCAGCATTTTAATCCCATAGTTGTTTTAATATTTTTTACTAGATCAGTATATGCTGATTCATTTTCTAATAAATATTGTCTAACCTTTTCGCTTCCTTGAAATTTTGGCTTGTCTGGTAGTCCTGTTAGAGTATACCAAGCCCCGCCTTTGTGTATCAATCCCATATCAGATGATAGTGTAATGGCTTCCATGTATTTGTCAACCCCCTGACCATAACGAATATAACTCGTAATCTGTCCACCGGGAGGACCAAGTGCTGAACATATAACTTGCCATTCTATCTCTTGTCCTATTTGTGTACTATCGGCACTAAGTGTCCAGGGCTTAAATGTTTTTGCTCGTAATTTAATATCTGTCTGATACGCAATAGCCTGACCACTCTTCTCTTTAAATTCTGCACCATAACCAGTAGGATTACCCATTAAATGAGTAATACCAATAACAATATTCTTATTTACAGGAATTACATTAGCAACCTTACGACAGAATTTAGCTAATAACTTTGCCCCATCTGCTCGTTGCATCTTATCCATATCGCTAGTAATTTCAGCTTCTGTGCATAATGCAGAATATGAGTCTATGATTAATAAACTTCCTGGTATTTCATTAATAATTTTCTCTGCTATTTGAAGATACTCTTCCGCATGAAGAATCTTACCTTGTTGAGACCCTATAACATGAAATCTATCTAAATTTAACCCTGGTATTCCTTCTAGGTCTCTTTTTTTCAATCTACCTTCAATATTTAGATAGTACACTTCTCTTGGATCTTTTAAGTCTCCTTGATATTCTGGCTTCTGTGCTGTTGCTGCGAAATCCAATGATGTTGTGGTTTTTCCACATTTGGGCTGTCCAGTTAATACAACAAAACTACCTTCTGGAATTCCACCGTTCAATATAATATCAAGCGATGGACTAACTGGTATAACGACACTTTTCTTGTCTACAATAGCATTTCCAGTTAATATAATATCGTCTCCAAAACTTTTAACAACGTCCTCTTTTAAACTCATTCTAGTTCCTTTAATTTAGATAATATAGATTTTTTATTTGACGAATTATTTAGAAATTTCTTATCTTCAGATCTATCAAACTCTACAGATACGTTTTGATTTTGATTTTCTAAAATCTCAGTTTGGTTATCTATGATAGCTATAAGGTGCGGTGCTCGCAAAGAAAAGATTCTTTCAGCTTCTTTAGTCTTCAAAGCTTTAATTATAGCAATTTCTGGATATTTTTTTATTAACTTATTAGCTGTTGCAATCTGGTCTCTATAAAATTTTGACCAAGTAGGATTGGTCCAGAATCTATAGTGTAAATCTTTCTTATCTATCCTAGCCTTATTCTCACAAATAATTTCCGTTATATACTGAGCCGCCGATACTTCCTTACCATTCGAATATTTTGATGGATATTTCATTTCTTCTTCATTTGAAAGATAGAATTCTTTGTTGTCCTAGATATTGGTTGTTGTATAGTCTTTTTAAAAGCATCATTTACTTCAGACGCTGATTTAGTCATTATTGATACATTTTTGGTTCCCTTGCCACTTGTTTCCATTATCATTAAATCTTTACTATTTGTTCTTGATGAGGTAGTTCTTATATTATTTTGCTTATCTTTTACTGGCTTGGGCATATGCTTCTTGACTTCTGTTAATTTTATACCCAGCTCTTTAGCAATTTCTTTTTGCTCAATTCCTTGATTTACTAAATACAAGATTGCATATTTTGTAGTATTATTATTCATGTTAATTCCCTTTCGGCATTGTTTAGCCATGCTAGATTTTTTGTTCTTAAAAAGTTTAAATACATATTGAATACTTTACTATTCACCTTAGTAAAATTATATTCTTGTTTACCCACTTTAGATAGGAATTTATTTGATTTTCCTTCTGAGTATAAGCCTATTGGATTATATACTTTTCCGTGCAAGCCTATTTTTAAATAGTATTGCTCGGTATCTGTGCCTTTGATATAGGCTAAGCATTTTTTTTCATCATCGGTTAGTGGATTTCCTGCCATATCGATATCATCATGCTGGCCAAAAAGGGTATATCTTCTATAAGTACTTTTGGCTTCTTGTTTATCTGGATTTATTTTGAATACATCATTTTCCATTTAGTTTTCTCCTTTTTTTACCTTGAGTCCCAGGCCATTTTACCTTTTCTTTTTTGCTTACTCTGCTCATGCCAGATGGTAGATCTTTAAGCTCTTTAGTATCGTACTTGTATTCATTATGTTTCATATTTAAAGCAGTTAATTGATCTTCACTCATCCTATCTCTGTTTCTGTTTGCTAAGTCTCCGAGTGTTTTTAGTTCAGTATCGCATTTCCTAACAGATGTGCTTTGTGTCGCAACATCTACAATATATCGTCTAGTAGTTTGATCTGATCCACAATTATCACAATTTGGAGTAGAATTATAGTCTTTTATATAAAAGAATAATTCAAAATCATGATTACATTTGGTACAATTATAGGAATATGTCGGCATGTTAAAAATAGGACTCTGGTAAGTAAATTTTCCATTCTACTGGTATGTCCTTTATCTTAACTAAGTAGGACGCTATAGGCAAGTACTTCATATTTTTTTGAGGCATTATTGGCAAATTTCTAAGTGGCATATTTGCTTGTTTAGGAGTTTTATTCCCTTTTCTTCTATTACAATAAACACAAGCGGTAACTATATTAGTCCAACTAGTCGGAGATATCTTATCATTATTCCATAAAGATTTAGGTATTACATGATCATATGTAAGTTGGTTTATTTCTACTTGATTGCCACAATATTGACAAGTATAATTATCTCTAATAAATAAATTTTTTCTAGAAAATTTTACTTTGGAATTATTTATACGAAAATATCTTGCTGTTTTAACAACAGCGGGGATTGGATATTTTTTATCATTAGAACAAAGAATATAATCGTCTTTATAAAAATCAATTATTTCAACACCAATCTTACGGTTGGCCTCGTGTTTAAAAGACCAAACAATAGCTTTTTGCCAATGAATTATAGTAATAGGAGTATAGTCAGCATTTAATACTAGACATTTAGTATTTTGTATTTTCATTTTCTATTTGACTTAATCTTCCTAATATTTTAACAATTATAGGATTTCTAACTATATCAGAACCCAATAACTGCACAATACCAATACTATCAATATCATTTAAGGCATTTATCATTTCGGCAAATCCGCCTCTTTGACTTTTGTGGAGATCGCTTTGTCCAACATCTCCAGTAAGTACCATTTTACTATTATTTCCAGTTCTTGTCAATAACATTTTTAATTGATCATACGACGCATTTTGACATTCATCGGCGACAATAAAAGCATTATGAAAATTACGACCTCTCATTAATCCTAATGGAACAACTTCAATTTTATTATTCAATCTTAATGATGCATAATGGGATGGGCTTATAAAGTGATTAATTTCATCTAATATTGGTAATAGATATGGATGAAGTTTCTCTTCTGCTGTTCCGGGTAAATAGCCAATTTTTTCACCAGCCTCTATCACTGGTCTTGTTATTATGATCTTTTTTACTTTATCATCAAGTAAATACTCAAGAGCCATACCAATAGCAATATGTGTTTTACCACTACCAGCCAATCCCTGGCAAAATGTTATCGTATTTTCAGCTATCATACGAATATATTCTGCTTGATTATCTGTTCGTGGCTTCAATCTATTTCGATATGCATGACCAGCATTTTCATTCACCAATGGTTTTGTTGCATCAATTACTTTCTTTTTCTTGCTTCTTGTGTTTTTTCTCAATGGTTACCCTTTGCTATAGAGTTAAATTAGACAAGCGCCACCAGCACAACTAATTTCCTCTATACCAGTAGTATTGTCCTCAGTCTCTGATAGTTGTGTATAATCAACCTTTTTGAAACTATTAAATAGATCACAATATATCTTCCAATTATGAACATCCTTCATACAGTATGTTAGCCGTTTAATGTCTCCATCAAAATATTTACCAGCAAAATTTTTGGCCTTAGTTATGAATAATAGTTTATCTTGACTATCATTTTCTTTGGCCTGATCCATATTCACATAATCACACGCAGCCCATAAATTATTATCAAATGAATTTAAGGCAAGCTCAATCAGTCCCGAACACCAAAGAGCAGCATCTCCATATTCTTTTACAATTTCACGACTAGTATAAACTGTAGTAAAAGGAGCTTGTGGATAGTCTTTATCTCCGCTTTGAGGGATTAAACTAATACCAGCAAAATATTTACGATTATTATAAATATATTCCGTCACACTATCCCACTCGTCTGGCTTTACTGTTACTGTATTACTCACATTATGGCTTAAAAACTCTTGAGTACATAAGGTTTTGTTTTTACCAGAATTTACCCAATTCTTTTGTGTGTCCTTAACCACAGAAAGCATTTCGACTGCTGGTAATTGATTTTTTAATTTTGCACCATCAGGCACTTCAATAGGAAACTTGACAACTTCATCTGTGTTATTGGCAGACCATCTTGATTTCTCGCAGGCTTGAGGATTATAAGTTTTAAAGTGTTGGTATGGTGCTTCTAAAATATTGGCCTGTACGTGCCTTATATAGCGTTTAGCGTGATGAGGATGAATACCAGAGCTTGTTCCAAGCATACTAGAAGAAGTACCTTCTGGTTTTAAACAGGTCACTCTTGCTGCTTGGTTAATTTTTATTTTTTCGGCAAATTTCTTATTAGTTTCTACTGCTATTTTAGCACCCTTGGTTAATACCTTTTCTGTTAGTACTAAATCATGCTTTTCCATAGTACCAGTCAAAGACACCCCTAATAAGGCTTCTCTTTCAAATATTTTTTTACTTATATTTCCAAGATATTCAAGATTTGTAAATCCAGCTTGTAGCGTTCCTATTATTGCTGCCGCTTTACATCTTTCATAGAAATCGTCTTCGTCTATAACACTAGAACAATTTATAGTTGTTAAATTACATCCTTGCCATCCGCTCTTACCACTCTCTTCATCAACAGGCCACATCCCAATTTCTACACATGGATTAAAAATCATTTCTGTTGATTCGCTCCAAATAAATCCTGGTTCTCCAAACTCCTTCACACTTTCCATAAGGGTTTGAAATTCTTCAAATGTTGTTTCATTTTTTAGTAATAGAGCAGAGTTGTTGCTTCGTGCTCTTTGTGGATTTTCTATATACCAGTTTCCTGTTTTAGCCTTAGCCATTTCTTCGTCTTCTGGACTAAATAATGCTAAACTAGCAGACCGACGAACGCCACCACTTAGCACAGCATCACTGCTATGCATTACTATATCATAAGCATCAATAGGACGTAGTTTTTTTTGTCCATTCTCTATACAACGATCAAGTAAAGTTCTTATCTTTTCTAGACCGTTTTGGAGTGGCTCAAATCCTGGTGCCTTACCAACGCCAGAACTTAAATTAGAACCCTTAGATCGTATATTAGAATAATCAAATATAACATAACTATTTTTATACATCTTAAATTCTTCAATAGGCTTACTAACATAACTGCTAAGAAGAACACCCAATGCATCAGCCCATCCTTCAATACTATCTTCAATAATATATTTCATTCCTTCATTATTATCAGGAATATCATGTTCTAGTGATGGCAATTTAGCAACGTGATGCTTTTGAACACTAAAGCCCGTGCCACTGCCACACAATAATAGCCAGAAACATTCTTGAAAAAATCTTAGTCTATCACAATAAGAGCTTGTGCAATTATAAATCTTTGCGTGTCTTTTTAAGATTGGATCTCCGCCGAACTGAAGTGCTCTTTGACTACCAAGAACCTTCTTTTTATACATTATATCATATGACCAATCAATATCTTCTGATATTCCAAAATCAGCATACTTAGTATGCATCATATTTTTAACTCGCTCTACGGCTTCTTTCCAAGTTTCTCTACGATTTTTATCTTCTAACCAGCGAGCATATTTACTAACGAATGTATAATTTTGAAGTTCTTGAAGAGCAGACATATTATCTCCTGGTTTGATTATTGCATAATGAAAGAAGTCCGAGTAACACACTAGTATGGAAAGAAAAAGTAATCATTTCTGTGTTACCACTAATCCATCTATAATAGATATAAAAACATAAACTTATATAAAATGATAATTGCTGTATATTCATATTACACCGCAAACATTAGTAAGCCAAGAAAGATCAGACTCAATTTTAATAATTTCAATACCACTTAATTTTACAAATTTATTAAAAATTTCTTGTTCTTTATCATCAAAAAGTTTTGTCCCATGATCATTTGACATAATTACTTTTGTTATTCCTTCTTGCCAAAGAGACATGATGCAATCATTACAACATTGTCCAGTAACATATGCTATACCATTATCTGGTCTAACAACACAATTAGATAAGGCGTTTTGTTCTGCGTGTATCATCCATGAATATTTCTCTGGCCTATCTAACGGCAATAAGGAATCATCGAGTCCTTTTGGAAAACCATTATATCCAACGCCAAGAATTCTATTATTCTGATCTGTAATTACGCAACCGTGCTGCGTATGAATATCATGACTTCTTTGAGAAGCCACCTTGGCTAGTCCTAAAAAATAGTTTGTCCATGTTGGTCGCATGGAGTTATTATACTTGGTGTTCTGTCACAGGTCAAGACTATTTTGTAACGAGCTTGTTATATAGAACAAGCGTTAGAATACCACCAGCAACACCCATCACAACACCCGCTGGAGATAAAGCGTCATAACTACCAAGCAGATAGAGTATTGCTCCACCCATATAAGAGCCTGCTACTCCCAGTGCTACTGTTTTTACAAATCCAAAATTTTCTTCACCAGGAACAATACTCTTTGATATTGAACCAACAAATAAACCATAGACACACCATACTAAAATATTAAACATTTGCTGCCTCCACTAAAGTTACTACTTGATCATCCGTGAGGTTTTCTCCTTCATCTAATATTGCATATAACAGTTTCTCTCCGTGTTCTTTATATTGATCACGGTCTAGTTCTCTACGTATTATTTTTCTGATTTTCATTTTGGTAAACCATCCGCGTTTTTTGCTGAAGTTCCTTATATCTGTTCCATATAAAGAGAACCTATCATTGGCGTTAGACAGAGCTGATATCTTCTCTTTATTACATTCTTGAATAACTCTAATTATTGTTAATATAATACTTATAACCATTAATATAGCTATAATACTACCATATTTTTCTTCTTGTGGAATTTGTGCTTTTTTAAGAATTGCAATAGCGATTGGTTTTAGTTTTTCATTATCTTGCATTATTAATACTCTTTTGTGGTATTGGACAATTACCATTTGGACAATCTTTTTGTTGTATTATAACTGGAGAATGAGTTATAATTTTTTGTTGTGTCTTATCTGGTTCGCAATATCCACAGTCTACTTTCTTAATACCATCTCCACTAATATAAAATCCAGTTCCTTTACAAATAGGACAATCTTTTCTTTTATATTTTTTAGAAGCATCAGTGTGTTGAGCTTTAATTATTCCTCCAGCAATCACTACTGCTGGTAATGTTGATCCATTATATTTATATGTACTAAATAACAAAACTGATCCTATCAATAGAACATTAAGAATTTTGGTCATCTTTATTTCTCCATGGTAGAATCTTTTTACGTTTTGGTTTAGGCAAATCAATATTATCTATAGATTTAGGAGCAAAAATTTTAATTAATCCAAGTATAAAATTAGTAATAATGCTAATTAAACGATTTAATGCTATCTTATCTAATATTCTCATAAATAATCCTCAAACCCATATGATGGAAGTTTTTGAACAGGAAAACCATCAAAATTACTAAAAGCATAACTACCATTTGCTGCTAACATTCCAGCAGCAACTTCAGCACGAATAAGAAATGACCCATCAGGAATTGGACCCCATTCTGGATGACCACCATCATTCCATTTACCCCAACTATTTTGTACTAAAAATAATGGCTCACTACCAGTATCATCACAGGCTATCCAGGCCATAGCGTGGGCCCAATTACCACTAGTATTTGCTATTCCTTTTTTATCTCGTTTATTACTAAATCCATAATTAGAACATACCGATAATCCATAACCATTAGCTATTGCGTCTCGTGCTTCTTCTATTGTTCGTACTAAACTAACAGTTTTAATTTGGTGATCATTAGCAAGATCAATCACAGGGTCTGGTAATCCTCTTCCTCCCCAACCAGCACCAAGATTACCATTGTATTTAGTAAAATCAGCAATACCGGGATAATTTTTTCTTAATACTATACCGCCATTTTTACTTACAAATTCAGCGGCTCTTGAACAACTCATGCCTTGTCCACTCCAACCTCTAGCACCGTAAATTGCTTCTGTCGCTCCTTTTGCTATCCATGCTTCTCTTTCTCCATTGACATCTATTTCTACTGCTCTACTAACATCACAAGCATTCCGTGTTGCATGACTAACACAATCTCCAGTAGTTTGTCTTTCATTATATGGATTTTTATCAAATTTTAATACACTCTTGTATGGTGTTGATAATTTGCCCTTACCATTATTTTTAATTTTTTTGCTAGCGTCTCCAAATAATGGATATTTACTATTTTCCATTAGATTATCAAATATCTGCTGTTCCCAAATACAGCCAGAGAAACCTTTTTTATAATTTTTATATAATTCTTCTGGAGATAGTTTTGTCATTATTTACTTCCTTCGTTACATGCCCAGGCTAGTGCCTTAAACCCATTAACTGCATTTTCTCTTAATTCTTTATTTAGTAATACATTATCGTCACCAATCGATTGTACAATCAATGCTTTTGCCGCTTCTGGTAAATCGGGATACTTACTTTTAATATCAAGTCGAAGTAAAAGACCGGCTAGTCTATTAGCTTGTCTAATGTCTTCTGTATTTTTAATAACTTCATTCTCTCCATCTAAACTAATTAGAGTAGCCATATCGTTGTATAAAGATGCTAATCTTTTGCCGTCTATCTTACGATCAGAATTTGAAGATAGTGCTTTAATGATATCTTTACTTTTGGTTAATAGTTCATCTGAGGATGGAGCCATTAGATCAAGATTATCAACTACATTAACTGAAGGACGATTACTGTCTAAAAAGTTATTTAAATTTGGTTTAAAAATACCTATAGCAATTAGTAGTAATGCGATTAAGAGTAATAAATTTTTTGAATTCATAAATCACCTACAGTCTTTTTGTTTTCTGTTTTTAATATGCTATTATTTATTGGGGTGGTTGAGTTACCACAAACATTTGGAGATAGATACGGAAACATTTGATCGGCAGCTTTTACTGCGTCATCACAACCACTCTCAACCGCTAAATCTCTTGTTTGTTTCCATGAAGCCACAAGTTTAAAGAATATATCTTCTTTTGTGATTACTACTGGTTTGACAGTAGGAACAACTACGGAGACCGGATTTACAGATTTTAATGAGGGTGAGCTTTTTATCTTTTCAATAGTGGTTGATAAGAAATTTTGGACTGGACTCATTTTATCTTTGAATAAAACCCATAGTATTAAGCCGGCTCCAGCATATAGGGCTAAATCTGTAGTTGATAACTTACTTGCAAACTGATCAAATGTTTCTGTATAGTTCATATAATATTCCTTTTAAATTAAATCATCATTTAGAATTAGATTGTAAAAATACTCCAGTTTCTCTAAAAGTAGTTACCATAGCATCTATGGTAGATCCAACAAGAATCATTAGAAATGTTTTTACATATTTATGTATAAGAGGTTCTATGAGAGGTGGTATGAATGGTATGTCTATTATAGTAAATACCTTATCATAAAAATTATTTAACAGATCCATTGCGACAGTCTTTTTATCTTTTCCTGTTTCGTTTATAGATAATACTTCTATCTTTTGAATTATATTAGCTACTGCTAATTGTAAAATCTTCCACGCCTGACCTATAGCTACTCTTTTAACTTCATTTAAGGAAATTTTACTTTCGTTTATTAGATTTTCTAGCTCTGGTTTTAACAATTCTGCTAGTTTCATCTTTTTTGCCTCTTTTACTATTTGTTTTATTAGCTATTACTCTTTCTTCTGGAGAAGCTGTGTTCCACCAAGTATTTTTTACTTCTGTACGACCTTTAATATATTTATATAAAACAGTTAATTGACCACCAATAAGAATTATAGCTTCTACACCACGAGTAGTTTCGTGGATTAAATCTTCTTTTTGATTATTAGTATCTAATAATCCTAATAAATATAATCCGCTAAACATAAAGCTTACTAAGGTAAACCAAAATTCGCTAGTTCTATAACCAGGTTTAATCATATTATATTACCTCAATTATTAATACACCAAATGGATTAATTGCAATTTATGTTCTTTCAATTCTTTCTTCTAAAGCTTCTAGAGTTTTACCGAGTGTTGCTATCTGAACTTTTAGTTCGTTCATAACCTCGGTATTTCTTTGTAACATACCAGTTAATGCTGCTTGTGTTTCTTTATTAATAGCTAGTCTTTCCATGATAAACTGACGATCTTGAAGATATGGAGATTCATTTTTTATCATATCTGAAATATCTTCTCTATTTACTATTTTTCTTCCAACGCCAACCCAGAATCCTACTAGCGTAACAATTATACCAAAACAAGCAGTCGCTATTGATTGCCAGAAATGAAGAATGTGTTCATTCATAGTAGAAGCCTTTCAAGAAAAAAAGTCATCGAACTTTATAGTAAGATGACTTGATTTCGGTAAAAAGAATATGATTTATTATAACTAAATATTACCAAATTGATCTTGGTTTATATGTTGAATTAGGACCAGTATAAAGAGGATTCTTTCCACCAGCCATATAAACAATTTGACCAGGAATAGCTTGGGTTGGAACAGCAGCATTGTCTGTGCCAGGTGAATCCACAGCATTGGTTGGTTGTGTAGAAAATCTGCCACTATAGATATTCCAGTATCCAGCACGGATAGCGGTTGTTAATCTACGAGTTCTTAAAGTTTCTAGTTTTTGAATACTTCTGACTAATTCAGGTCTAGCAGCACCAGTCTGTAAGAAAGAGTTGCTTGTTCCTGCTATCAGTATGGAGTATCTTTTTGCTACTGGTTTTTGGTTATTATATGCAAAAGTACCAGCAGATAAAGCACTGGTTGCATAGTCAACAACTGTTGAAGCAGATGAGATAACTGTTGAAGCGAATACACTACTATTTGAACGAGCAGCACTAACATTATCTAATAATAAAGATGTGCCAGCCTTGATAACTGCACCACCTTTATTCTTTGTGGATGTATCGGTTGTTGCTGTACCATTTACTTGCTGAGTTGCCATTATTAGCTCCTTTTTGGTGTTATATTAAAATAATACACACAATACGATTGATTTGAATTAAAATTAATTAAGTAGAAAACTCATTAAATAATCTTACACCATTTAGTGTATTTGTCCTAATTTGGTCAATTTTATATTTATTTAATTTTTCTATATGATTTTTATTCCAAATATTGCCAGTAAAAATGGTGCTTATTCCTGTTTTTTCTTTGAGCAAAATACTAGCAATAATATTATCATCAATATTATCTATCATATTACCAGTAGATGGATAGACACTTTTAAGACCAAATTCTTGTATAATATCACAAGCCTTGATTAAAGAATGATGAGTAAAAATTCTATATTCTAGATAGTATGTTATTGGAATATTATTAATTGCACAAATATCTATATTGCTTTTTATGTCGTTTCTAATTTTATCATATTTTCTATTACTTAATAAATTGTTTTGAATAACTATTTCTATCTTTTGAGCGCCATTAACTATGGCGTTTTTGACAGCAGAGTTTCTTGATTTAGTATCAGAAAGTCCGTGTGGATAGTCTATAGAATTAGAAACTATTATCTGGGTATCTTTAACTAGAGACTTAACTAGTTTAGTATAGAAGTATGGTATAGATATACAATTTATATTTAATGATTGGGCATTTAAAATTTTAACTTTTATTTCTTCTTCGTCCAAATCAAGATCATAGATGGCATACTCTATATTTTTCATTGTTTTTTAATTATTGTTTTTAAGTAGTCTATATTTGGATACTTTTTACTACCCAGTATACCATCTGCAAAACCATAATGAACTGCTTCGTCAGCAGTTAAAATCCAATCTCTCTTTGTTGCTAATTGAGTAACGATATGTTTGCGAACAATCATTCTCTTCCAATTTTTTTCTTTGGCTATTCTACTACTAATACACTTTTCAGTGAATATTTCTATCATCTTTTCGCTCTCTTTTTCACTCCACTGAACCATACTTAGGGCCGCTTTATGTTCATTATCAATACTTAATGATCCATAATGGATTAAAAAATTAGTATTAGGAGTTAATATTCTTAAATCAGCAGCTTGTAATAAAACACTACTACTAGATTCTACTTTTGCATATGCTATTATAGCAACTTTGCTTTTGCTTGCTTTTATAGTATCATATATGCCTAAACAATCCTGCCAATCGCCACCAGGAAGATGCATATGAACAACTATTGGTTCTAGAGATATAAGATTTAAATATCTTAAATTTTTTTCAAATGTTATTGCTGATCTATAATCAACACCAACTTCTTCAGAGTCCGCAAAATGAGAATGTAAGTATAGTTCTCTATTTTTAATATCTATATTATAGTTATGAAGAAGAGTGAGATCCACATCTGTTTCTTTGTTCTCTGTTTGGGTCATTTGATATACTCATATATGTTTGAGTTTATTTTTCTCATTACTTCAGAGTCACTAAACGCTTTGCCAATAGCAATCCTAAATCTATATCTAGTGAATACATCTAATGTCTCAACACCTTCAGTATCTTCTATAATATCAACAATATTATTTGTTATGGTAAAATTAGAATGACCGGTCCAGAAATTAAAAATTTTACCAGATGCGGTAAATTCATTATATGGAATAGCTCCCATAGGAGTTATTAATATTTTACATTTGACTTCTTTACTATTTGTACTTATAGTACTATCGTCTTCTTCGTATGGATTATATATTTCTTCATCGTCTGGTTGTTCAGTAATTGAAGGGTGGTCCTGCTCATCTTCATCACTACCAAAAGGATCTCTCCATTTTTCCCATACGATAGTATATGATTTTTTCATTTTGATATGTGTTTAGTAAATACTTCTGTAGGATAGATGAAAGCTTTTTCAAATTTTGGTTTTCTTTTTTGTTTTTCTATAATAGACCAAAAAGTAACAATATTGTCAATTAATAAATTATTATTTTCTTTTTTTATCTGGTTTATTAAAATATCTAATATTTGTTTTTTTAATTTGCCGCTATTGAGTATGTGAAAAAACTCCGCACATTTTTCAGAATACTCTACAATGTCATGATCTATTGCTTTGTTAGCATCGTCGATAAAAACAGACACATCTATTCCTGAATTTTTATTAAGAGAAATAATAACATCTATAATAGATTCGTCTTTTTTAGATTCTGTTTTCTTTTTTGGATATAGAAAATTTTTAATATAATTAATCATAATATGCTTTTTTGTACTGTCGTGTCGATAAGAGCAAAAATTGGATTATCTATTTTTTCGTCTAGAGTATAGTCAAACTTTGTCCAAAATAATTTAGATGTTGACTTTTTATTAGTTATAACGCCACATAGTAAAAATAAATCATTATCAAGATCAAAAATATTATTGTCTATTTTCTTGACATATTCAAGGAGTATATCATTTTGAATATCTATATATGATATAATAACTTCTTCAATAAATTTGACTATACCAGTATCAAACATATTTTTAACATTATATTTGATTTCATTAATCATCACTCTGGGAGTTGATATTTCTGAATAAGGTAATACGATATTGTTTTTATCTGTTGATAATATATAATTTTCGTTTTTATTTATATCGCTACTTATTATATTAAAAAACGTATATAGTTTCATACTAACTCTCTTATCTTTTTAATTGAAGACTTTATGCTTTGTCTGATAGCCTCTCTTGTAACATCATATTTTTCTCCAATTTTTTCTAGAGTATAGTTCTCTAAAAAGTATAATTTAATATGGTCTTTTTGTTTGTCTGTGAGAATATCAGAATTAAGAAGCTCATTGACAAGACCACATGTAGTATTATTTTCTTCTTCTTTTATAAGAATATCAATAGGATCTTTTTGTTTTTGATCAGAAATAAGTTCTGTCAATAACGCATCTTCGTCAGATAAACTAAAAGAGGACATAGAGAATGATCTCTTTTTACTTTTATTTAATTTATATTTTTTAGTAATATATGTTTTAATAGCCCAAATAGCACATTGATTTCTATAAGAATACAATGTTTTATTTTGCTTTTTTTCGTCGCTCTTTTCCCATCTCCAATCACCCATCATTATAGCATTAGCAACGAACGATACAGCATCCTCATTCTTTAGCATTTCTTTGGATAGTCCAGAAAAAAATGTTGGTGCTAATTTTGCTATAATTTTTTGAGATAAGTTCAAATAAAAATCTAGGGATTCAAATTGAATACCTGAATGATCTTTATATTTAATCTTCTGTTTACCAATTGATGGTATAATCATACTTTTTGTCCTTTTAAATAATGTCCTAAAAATCTTTTATTAACCGTTAAATCAGTCTGTCAATTTTTTCCACTGTTTTGGAGCTGGTCTATCTTTATCCCCAGGCTTTGCTGGACGATATTTCTTACCTTCTTTTTCTTTTTTCTTGCGAATATTTTCCCATAAACCAGGTAGATTCTTTGCTGCCTCCGCTCCTTCAGTATCGGTTTCAGTTTCTCCGAACATGAGGAAATTGTGGATGGTAACCATATAATCTTCTGTTAATGCGATTTTACCCTGTAGCCAACTCTCTGTCAAGCCTTCTTTAACTGATGGATTTTCTAATGCATCTACTATTGCTTGTGCATGTTTAGCAATTGACATTATTGAGCCTAAACTCATTTGATAAAAATCATATTTATATTCCATAAGTTCCATTTCTGGAGATTCTACTTCCATATCTTCAACTTTGGTAAAATCACCATCTTCAGCTTTCGATATTTTCTTACTAACTGTTTCATTAACAGAATTTAAAATATCATGAATACGATCCATATTGCACCTCTATATGATGTTAATAAATATTTACCATGATTTACATGCCCAATATCTTGCTTTCCATTTTGGGCCAGGAGTTTCACATCTCATTCTTGCTCTAAAACTTTTTCGTCTAGCAGGAATATCTTTCTTGATTTCCATATTAGGATCACCAAAGTTAACCTTAACTACATTTCCACTTTCATTTTTTACATAAACACTAAACTTTTTAGGGCCATCTGGAGTTCTAAATGGTTTATTTAATGTCACTTTGCGACCATTTTTTTCTGCTGCTATGACTTTACCATCTTCATCATATATCTCCTGTGCTTCAATTTCCCAAATAAACTCATCCCATTCATCATCCCAAGAACAATTTTTAGCAAATAATTCATCATGAACTTCTTCAATTAAATTACCTTTTGTTCTTGTTTGACCTAAACATATTGCAACTCTTTGTTTAGAATCTGGATAATCCTTTTTCATTACTTCACTACTCATGCAGCGACTAACAAATTTTTCTTTATTTTCGTTTGATTTTTTTGATGGTATTGGCATAATTAATTTCCATAGAGATCGTTATAAATAATATTAGCTGTATTTGTCCAAGTATATTGTTTGGCCGTATTAAATCCGTTTATATTATCTTTGATATTATTATTATACACGAACCTCATATGTTCAACCAATTGTTCTATCTGTCTATCTCCAAGATCAGCCCATTTTCCATAACCATCAAAAAACTTATCATCTTGTGCTTCTGTTAAGTTATCAATATCTACTAGATAAGAATTATCTTTAGTCGCATATTCTGTATGAGCAGAGTAATTGGTTAGAATAACAGGCTTGTTCATAGCCATAACTTCCATAACTTCATTATTCCATCCTTCTGCTCTTGCTGGAAAAACAGCACAATCTGATAACGAAATAATACCAGCTAAATCTGAATGATTAGGTAGTCTCGGTAGGATTCTAATCTTTTTACCAAGCTTACTATTTAGATACATCTTAGCCCATTTTTCATTGTCTTCTTGAGATAAGAAAGGATTATGATTAACCATCCACAACTCAACGTCATCAGCTTCTGTAAACGCATTATTAAATGCTTCTAATAAAATATCATGTCCTTTTCTAAGTTCCCATTTTCCAATATTAATAAATACGTAGCTATTATTCTCTTTTTTCATAGGTGGTTTGGCATGAATATTGAATATATTATGATTAACCCCTAAAGGAGAAATGATAATATTTGTTGTAACACCATTGTTTAATAGTATATCTTTTGCCCATTTTGAAGCAACAAAGACAGTATCTGTACAATTAATCATGTGTGTCTCTAATGGTTTCAACCTATCAATTTCAAAGAATGTAAGGGCTCCATATTTACCTTTACCAATCCTAGTAGCTAAATCATATTGATGCCATATTTTCAGATATGGTGAATTTGGATCATAATTAATTATTTTATTAGTATCTTCTACAATAGATTTTTTATCGTCTTCACTATCTAACGATACTGAACCACCTATTGGAAATAGTGTTATATCAAGTTTAGGTCTAAGTTCTTTATAAATATTTAATGAGGTTATACCGTACCCTGTTAATCCAAGCGGACAATTTAAATTAAGTTTTTGCATTTTCATAAATCCTATTGTGTGTGTCGTTTACTAAAATAAATGTTGTTTTTTTACCGAAGTCTTTAATTTTATCGGCCCCAATATATGTGCAAGCACTACGAAGTCCTCCACAAATATCTGATATAATATATTCTGCTGGGCCTTTATATGCAACGGTAACTGATTTACCTTCTGCTGTTCTATATTTTGCTACTCCATTATGATGTTTATTCATAGCGTCTAATGAACTCATTCCATAATATTTTAAAGAAATTTTTCTTTTTATGTTATCGTTTTCTGGATCTACAGGTTGCCAAAAACCAGGAGAGCAAGATCCTGCTTCAACTAAATATTCATATTTCCATTCTCCTTCACACTCATCTGTACCAGCAAATATGCTGCCTAGCATAACAAAATCAGCATTTCCACCAAATGCTTTGCAAATATCTCCCACTACTTTACAGCCTCCATCAGAGCAAACGTGTCCACCAAGACCATGAGCAGCGTCTGTACATTCCATCACAGCACTTAATTGAGGGTATCCCACGCCAGTTTTTAAACGGGTGGTACATACACTACCCGAACCTATACCAACCTTGACTATATCGACCTTGCCATGAATTATTAATTCTTCTGTCATTTCTGGAGTAACCACGTTTCCAGCCATAATGATAATTTCTTCATATAGTTTACGAATATTACTTATTATTTTTACAAATTGTTCTGTATATCCATTTGCAACATCGATACAAATATTAGGCAATGGATAATTAAATTTTCTTATTTGATTAAATACTTCTGTTAATTTCTCTAAGTCCTTTTGTCCAGTCCCAACAGAATAGAAAACTAAATCTTTGTTAACAATACTAGGGTCAGTATAAAAAGCAACATATTCATTTATCTTATAGTGCTTATGTAAGCAGGTTATGGTCTGATGTTTACATAGAGACTCAGCCATATTAAATGTTCCAACAGTATCCATATTAGCAACCATAATAGGAACACATAATAGTTCTCTTGTAGAATACTTAAAAGAAAAATTCCTATTCAAACATACTTCTGATCGACTATTAAGTGTTGATCTTTTTGGGCGAATAAGAACATCATCAAAATCTAGTTTAATCTCATTAATTATTTTTTGCATCGAAAAAGTACCATCTATTAAAAGTATTAATTTTTGAATTTGTATTTATATATTTAAGATATGATTTAATTTCATCCCATGAAGAAAAAATCATTTCATGAGGAATAGTTCCAAATAGCCAATCTGGTGATCTATGTTTGCCTTGAACCATATGAATCAATATTGGTTTTTTTTGTCGATTACCCCAAAAAATTTCTTCATATGTGCCACAAGGATGTATATCGAGATCAAGATTTACGATTAAAAAATCACTAATATCCACTAGTCTAAGATCAACAGATCGTATAGTTTTCATTAAGTCTGATAGTTCAGAATATTTTTGATCTTTTTTAAGTTGTTGTTTTAATAGCTGTGTTTTTTCATCTTCTAATCCTATTGTGCTTGGCTTTTTGATGGGATTAAAGACAATAACGCCTAAATCTTGAAGAAAAGGAGTTATGCTATCTCTCCAGCCATTTCCTCTGTCTGCTACTCTATCCATAGCACCAGCCAGATAAACTCTTTGATTTTGAAGACGTTTCATTAATATATTTAAAAAAGAAAACAACAGAGACATAATGGTGTCGCACAATAATTATAGTCAACACGAAGAAAAATGCAATGATCTCTTGTTTTGCGTTTTACGATTAATAAAAAATTTATTATCCAGAAATGAGGGTTTTGATATGATTGCATACATAATCTACATCATCAATAGTCATACCATGATGAGCACCAAGCAAGAATCCATTTTTCATAATTTGATCTGAATTAGGGAATTCTTGTAGATATTGTCTGTAAACTGGATGTCTTGTTATATTGCCAGCAAAAGTTACTCTGGTCTGAATATTTTGATTTTCTAAATAATTCAATAATTCATATCTTTTATTGTACTGTAATGGTATAGCCAACCAGTTTGGATTAAGTGAATCATCTGGCATAACTAATTCTTCAATATGCTGTAAATTACTTATATATCTTTCAAAATTATTACGACGAATTTGTTTAAATTTCTCAAATCTATTTAATTGTACTAGACCAAATGCAGCATTCATTTCAGAGCTTTTGAAGTTATATCCTAGAACACCATATAAGAATTTATAATCATATGGTATACCATCAACACTATGATTAAATCTATCAGCCATTGCCTCAGAATTATCTCCTATTCTACCCCAATCTCTGAATTGTAAGCAAACATCTCTATATTTAGAATTATTAAACATCACCATACCACCAGATCCACCAGCAGTGATTATATGACTAGCATAAAAACTAGTAGTACTGATGTCGCTTTCAGTAGTATGGGTAATAGTATCAGCAGAGTCTTCAATTAAAATTATATCTTCTCTATTAATTTTTTGCAGTTCTATTTTTAATCGTTGCCAATCTGGTTTATTTCCAATAAGATTTGGCAACATAATTACTTTTATAGTATCATCTACTAATTCTAGTATAGAATCTATAGATGGTACATAGGTTGTAAGTTCCACATCACAAAATACTGGTTCTAAACCCAATTGAATCATTGGTGCAACAGTGGTGGAGAACGTACACGCTGGTGTAATAATGCGACTACCTTTTGGTAATTGTAAACTAGCTAATGCTAATAAACAAGCTGATGATCCAGAGTTGACGAATACCCCATATTTTTTACCGAATACAGCAGATATCTTTTGTTCAAATTCTACACTTCTTGGTCCGAATCCTGCTAACCATCCGTCTTGCAAACAATCTTTTACTGCATCAATTTCTTCTTGACCGTATGATTCAAATTGATTTGGTGCATACCATACTTTTTTCATAAAATCTTTCTTGTATTTTTTTAAATGTTAATTTGATTCCATCAAACAGACCTATTTGCTGTATTCCTAGATCATAATAATTTCCTATATATGGACTGTCATGTTTTTTTTCATTAATAATAATATCTACTTTAGTATCATTGAGTTGATTAATAAAATTTGCTATGTCAGATAGCCAGTACTTATCCTTATAAACACAATCCAATTCTTTTGGCATATTATTATTTGTAATAAATAAATTAATGATTTGTATTAAATCTAACATATATATAAAATCCATTTGTTTATTAGAGTGTATTATTAAATTTTTTTTATTTAAGTATCTATCTAAATTAGATTTAATAAATCTTGTTTCAATTTCATCCTCATCAAAAACTCCAAAAATTCTAAGATTAAAAAAATTATTAGTATCTAAAATAATATTACTAATTATTTTTTTAGAAAAACCATAAGGACTATGAGTTGCAGATAATTCTGCTCCAGATCCAAATGAAATTAATTTATTAAATTTATGTTTATATCTATAAAGATTATAAAATATAGTTAAATTATCACTAATAACTTTTACGGTGTCTGTTTTTAGTCTACTTCCCCCAACAGCGGCTGAGTGAATAACACAATCGAAAAATCCATGTTCATTAAAAATTGACTCTACACATGAAGTATCTGTTAAATCACAAATAGTCCTATTGATTAGGACTAATGTATGATACTTATATAAGTATTTATATATAGCCTGTCCTAAATATCCATTACTACCAGTAATAAGTATCTTCATCTTATTTAGATTTATAAAAATCAGAAAATTCAACTAATATTGTGCTGCCATTTCTTGTTAAAGCATTAGTATATTCAGTTACTATTTGAGAAGGCTCATATAATTCTGATATGTGTATATTTTTAAGCATTTTTTGAAATGCTTCACTAAAGTTGCCTTTATGCTGACATTGAGGGTCTATAGGATACTCACTACCTACAGCAACTCTTATAATAACTTTTGGATTATATCTACCCCCTGACATTGTAACAAATTTATCTAAATGATTCACTATTTGATCTGTAGCCATCAATAAGAAATTCCATCTTGGAAATGTCGAAATAGGAATTAGCCCTGCTATCGCCATACCATTTGCCATACCAGACTGTAGATATTCAGCAACAGGTAGTTCTAATTTTTTATTTGAAGATATATGTTTCATGGAATCAAATAGTCCAGTACCTTCGTACTCAACTGCTTGACCAATAAAAATAGTATTAGAATTTTTAGCTAAAAGACTCATAGCCTTTTGTATTTCTTCATAATATTTCATTAGAATTGAACCCTTACACCTGCTCCGGCATGTGGATATTTTGTATTTGTATATTGATAGTAATAAAGATGTTTTTGTTTTAATACTCCTCCATTATATGATTCATTTAAATAGTATGGAGTATCTCTACCCCAAATCATAGGAGTTGGTGTGCATACAGATTTATGATTATCTTCTACTATAAATACAATTGGTAAATCATGATTTAGACTATATTTATATGCTTCATGAAAAGCTCCAGTTTCAGCACTCATGTCCCCAACCCAACACCACACTTTATTGTTTTGATTTTTAATCTTGATAGCAAGAGCGATACCCGTTGCAATAGATGGTATACCTCCAACTATAGAACTACATATAAATTTATATTCCGGTAAGTTCATTACCATTGATTTACCTAATAAAATTTGTTCTTTAACTATTTCTGATGGTATGCCTTTCAACAATGCTTGATAATGATTTCTCCATGTACAACATACCCAGTCATTCTCTATATCAATATCTTTAAAGATTTCAATCATTTGATCTTCATTATCATGATACAGATGTATTGGGGCTTTAATTTTGCCAGTATTAAAGCAATTTCCTATATCGTTTTCAAAATTGATTAAATCTTCTTTAGTTACCATATAAATTTGTGTTTATAATATTTTACTATATCAATTATATCTGAATCAAAAGAATGTGTACTTCGCCATCCTAATTGTTTTAATTTATCGTCATTCAATGCGTATCTTAAATCTTGGCCATCACGATTATATGAAAGATCTAAATACATATTAATATCAATATTGTCATTATTAAAATAATTTTTGATAATTTTTTCTACTGTAGTAATATTTGTTTGTTCAAAACCTCCACAGATATTATATATTTCATTTTTAGTAATATTATGATTATTAATGATAACATCTATTGAGTTAGCAGTATCTTCTACATGAAGCCAATTTCTAATTGGTGTTCCATTATTATGTAATGGAATTTTTCGATCTAAAGATAAAAATTTACATGTTTTAGGTATTAATTTTTCAACATATTGACCAATACCATAATTATTTGTTGGTCTAACTATTGTATATTCTATATTGTATGTTCGTGACCATGCTTGAATTAACATATCTGCTGCCGCTTTAGTAGCAGAATAGGGATTACTGGGTTTTAGAGTATCAGTTTCTATATGTTCACCGGATAAGATATCTCCGTATACCTCATCAGTACTAAAATGTATCAGCCTTGGAGTGTGCTTGTGTTCTTGACGATAGTTCCTAAGCAATTCTAATAAATTTTGTACGCCACCGATATTCGATTTAATAAAGTCATCACTTTTAACAATAGAATTGCCAACATGAGTTTCTGCTGCTACATTAATAATGTAATCACAATCATATAAGAATTCTATGTCATTAATATCTTTATGTTCAAAAACAAATGTAGGATATTGTTTAAATTCAGTTAAGAGATCTATATTTGCTGCATAGGTTATTTTATCAATACCTCTGATATAGTATCCTTTGTCTAAAAATAATCTGGTAACATAGGAGCCTATGAATCCCAAACATCCAGTAATATAGATTATTTTTTGCATGATTTATCATATCTGATCCAGATCAGTTGTCAAGATCGCCTTTTACATGTTGTAAAAAATTTAAAGCTAAATTAATTCTATTATCATTATTCATACCTGGCCAATGTACAAGAAAATCACCTTCTGACCATGATCCTGGATTACCTTTACAGTCTAATGCTCTTTGATGCCAGGGTGATGGATATAAGTGATATAAGTATGAATTCATAAATTTTTGATTCATTGGTTTGATTATATTTTTGTATTCAGTATATTTATGATATAAATCTATCATTGCTCCTTGTTCTGCCCATGCTCTTGCTCCCCCATCTGGTAATTTTAATCCATGATCAATAGGTTTTCCAGTATCATCTATATATTCATTATATAAACTTAAAATATGTTCAAAATATTTAATAGCTTGAGAACTATTTTTAATTAAAAAAGAATCAGAATTAAAATCCCATACATCATAACTAATAATGAATTCATAATTATCGTCTATCATACTCTCCAAAGTAATATCATAATTAGTAATCATAGTATCGCAACCACACCAATATATCCAATCATATTTATTAGTTTTTAAAGTCTTTAATACAAAATCTATTTTGGCAAATCCTATATCTTTATATGTAAAATTATTTGTCTGTACTATAAGATCATAATTATGTTTTTCGCAATATTTTCTTTTGTTATACTCTGTAGTTACTACTGCTAATGGCAATATGTTTTTTGTATATATACTTAATATAGCAAATTTATTCATAATTTTTATTTAAAAGTATTGGATGTTTTGTCTATTAAAAATATAATTAGCAGCACCAGGACAATATTCTATAAAAGCATTTTTACCAAGTCCTGTCGCAATTGCACATATAAGAGATTGATTCCCCACAAATGTTGGAATACTATTAATGATACTTGCCAATTCTAGTGATGTTGGAGTTTTAATGTAATCAATATTTGGATTACCAAAATCTTTATTAAAACTATCATATTCTTCTTCTAGGCCCAAAAATAATAATTGTGATACGTGAAAGTATTTTAAAAAATCATAGTAAAATTGATTATTTCCATGATATCTATGAGTTCTATTAATAATAATTTTTTTATTTTTAATTGCTGGATCATTATTTATTGGAGCATATAGCCAGGGTTGATGGATTCTCTCATCGTCAATTAAATTAAATTTAGAAGCATGATAATTTGTTAAGTTTGTACCAGTAATTACAGGAATATTGTCTGGATGGTCGCCATAATTATAATCATAATTTTGATTTGAATAAAGCGTAACTTTATTTTGTAAATACGGTTGAAATTCTATTAACGGTAATAAAAAATTAGCAGATTTCCAATTAAATTTTACAGTGTTACATCCTCCATCTATGAAAAGTTTTTGTATCTCTAGTATTTTGGTGAATAATAATGAATATATGGTATCTCCCATATCAACACAAATTTTAAGATTATTGATTTTAATTTTTTATATATCCTTTATATTAATTTTAATACTGCTTCAGATATTGAACTAGGATCAATAGTATTTATTCTATTTAATGGATCGTCTTCATTAAAGATAGGTTTATTTTTATCATTAGGTTCAAATAAAATAATTTTATTTTTATTAGAGAAATATGGACCAGTATTATTAGCAAAATGACTATATAAACCTACAATCTTAATATCATAATATGATGCTAAGTGTATTGGGAAACTATCGTATCCAAGATGAAGCGAAGAGTTTTTGATTAAAAAGGCCAGACTATTATAATTAGTTTTGCCAAGATATGATGTATCAACATTATCATATTTTTTGTCTGATGAACAACCAATTTGAATAATATGATATTTAAAATTTATATTATTTATTAAATTATCTATCACTATTTGCCATTTGTCATATTGACGAGTTGAACCTTTAGGATTAAATCCATGAAAAGTTATATAGTTTTTTTCTGGCAATAAAATTGGTTCTTCATGAATAAAACATTTATCTATCTTACATCCAGCAACACAAGCATATGTTTCTAATAAATGCATAAATTTATTCCTTAGAATAACGAAGATCAAAAGCGACACAACCAATACCATTATTTAGATAATTAATCAATCTTTGTGTCATTACACTAGCCATAATTGATATATCAAACAATCCGACCCATTTACCGTATCCCTCCATAAACGGTTGTATATCCATTATATTATCATATTCTAATGTTTTTTTAATATAAGGATTATTTTTTAAGATATCAAAATATTCTTTTTTACAAGCAAAATAGATATCGCAATCATCCATATCTAGCTCATTAGCTTTATTCTGATATATCTCTTTTAGAGATCTTAGTAAGCTGGTAGCAAGAAATATATCTCCAGCACTTTCTGGTAGAATAAATAATATTTTTAAATTATTGTTATCTACATCAATTTCTGTTAAGATTTTTTGTAATATTTCGTTAGTATTAAGCATAATAATATTTTATTAAATTAGATGTTGATTTATCAGGATTTTTTTTAAAAAAAATAACTTTTGCTATATCAGATCCTATGACTCTTTTATTTTTATAATCATCTCCGACTACAATTATATCTATATTAGAATTTTTTATTGTATTTACCAAATTTTGTTCATCATTAAAAATAACTACTTCATCAATATACTTAATACTTTCTAGAAATAATTTACGATCTGATTCATTATTAATAGGTCTATCATAACCTTTTAAAGATTTTACTCGTAAATCACTATCTATTCCAACGGTCAGATGATCTCCTAATCCTTTAGCATATTTTAATAAATCAATATGTCCTATATGCAAAATATCAAAACATCCATTAGTCCATACTTTAGTCATATCGTTGTGACCCCAAATTTAGATACTACTTTTGCCGAACACACATTAGCAAACCTTATTGATTCTTTTATATTAGAAGTTTCAATATATTTGACTACTAATGATGCCAAAAATGTATCTCCAGCACCACAGACATCTCTTAGAAAAACAATATCTGTTGGAAAATGTTCAATAGTTGTTGAAGATTTTTCATAAAGAGTCGCACCATGCTCACCATTGGTAACTATAATAGATGACTTTTTCCTAATTGTATCTATATCATAGATATTATCTTGATATTCCTTATTATTAATTTTAATAAAATCAATGCCTTCAAGCATTTGTGAGACTAATTTTTTTTTAGTATCTATAAAAATAGTACTATTATGTTTTTTATGATTTGCAATATATTTTATGTCTTCTTCTGTTAAAAATCCTTTACAGTAATCAGATATTATAATATAATCATATATAGAAAAATCATATTTATTTATATCAATACGGTTACATTTATCATTAATATCTTGTCTAAAGATAATTGTATTATATTTAGTATCAATAAATCTACGTTTAATAATTTTTATTTCTGGTTTTATATGATTTATATTTAGAGTAGGATCTATTGCTTTTAAATTATTATAAACATTACCTGACATACCAAAATTTTCTTTTATTATACCACTATCTAAAAAACATAATGCAGATGCTTCGGGACAAACTCTATCACAATACCCGTAAATATATTCATCAATACATATTTCTCCTATCAATAATATTTTTTTCATATACTTTCAATTATTCTGTAAGAATCATTATCATCGTGGTGTGTTGAAATTTCTATAAAATCACAAGGATAATTTAGATTGGAAGTAAAGCGATGAACCATCATTGGCTCTAGAATAAATGAACAACCTTTAGGTATAATAATTTCTGTAACTAAAGATTTTTCCCATATCTCTAGTTCTAAAGATTTAGAATATTGAAGTTTTAGTTCTCCAGATATGACATAAAATGTTTCATGTTTTATTTTATGATAATGAACAGAACACCATTTATTTGGTAGAACATGAAGATGTTTACCACAATACATTGAATTGTTCTCAATCCAAATCTCATAACCCCATTTTTTATTATAAATATTATTTAACATATATACATACTGGTATATTAGTCCATATATCACTAATTAGTTCTTCAACAAAATTCCAATTACCTCCAGCAAGACCACAGCCAAATCTTGGGGCATGAATTTCTACGCGAGTATCATTATTAAAGTTTTTAGATACAAACATATTAATCTGATTCATACATTTTACTAATGCTAAATAATTCAATGGTCTTGGATTCTTTTTACTAATAGTGCCTTTTTGGGCTATCATATTTGCAAAAATAAGCCTATGACCAAAAGTAGAATCCTTATATACTTCAACAAATTGTACATATCCTAGATTATTTTTTAAAAAACTAGATCCTAAAAGGTGGTAGTTTTCTTTGACTATTGGGTAGTGCTTAGATAATTCTCCAGCAAACCCAGCACCAAAAGCATTAATATTGTTACAAACATGTGGAACTATAATACTTGATCCATTATTTCCTGATCTGGTAATTTTTTCAACATAATTAAAAAGATCTCCACGAACAATCGGAAATGTTTCTTTATTAGATATTGTTTTCATGATTATTTCTTTATAAGACTTTTCCATTTTCCTACTGGACATTCTTGATCAGCCCAAGCTAATTTATTCATGAATATTTGTTTCTTATTAAGATTGCACCCACAGACCAAACATTGAGAATTCTTACTGTCAAAATCATCACAATCAAGACAAATAGAATATCTGTCTAATATTTGTGATTGCGTACTTTTAGGAAATCCCCAATATATATGCCATATCAAAGAATTTAAAAAGGTAAATATTTTATTTTTAAAGTTCATCTTTTTTAGTTTCTTTTATTGGTAGTATATTATTTGATTCGTCTAAGGTATAAATCTCTATTTTATTTACTATTATTTCTGGCAAAAACCATTTTGGAAAACCTGACTCTAAATCAAAGCATAATTTAGAATTATCTTTTTTGAAATCTGAAGTTATTATAAATAATCTATCCTCAGATTTAAAACAATCACCAGAGAATAATTCTTCTATGTATTTCATTTATATTCATCGTTCCAATCTTCCCATAGTTCTTCTTGTCTAATATCTTCTATCTTTGATTTAAACTGTTTTTTTGTTTTAGAAACAAATCTTTGTTCTTCAGAGACTTCATTAAATCTCTTCTGCTTGTTGCTAAAATTTTTCTTACCAGCTTCTTTTCTGTCTTTATTATCGAAATCGTTCATTTTTGAAAAAGTCTCGCGTTGAATACAACATATCATACCTTTGTCTTTGGGTGTGTCAAGAAAAATATTTCATATTGACATGTTCCGCTTTGATAACTATATATGATACAGGTCGGTGAGTAATATATAACTACCTATCCATCTCTTCTATGTTCAAATTAATCCATTCTATATGATCACTAATTCTAGTGTGTCCTGATTCATCTCCATATGTTGAGTCTGGTTTTTTATCAATAGCCATTACGCATGAGTTGATTCCAGCAAGCCTGTCATCTATGAATAAACCACCCCCACTGTCACCAGAAGAAATTAAAAACTCAAGGTCAGATGGGCTTGTATCGCTCATATGACGAGATGGTGTGCATATCAACAGACCTCTTTCTATCTGGTCTATAGTATTTGATCCAGCCCTTCTCTCTGTGTCAGAGTAAATACAACCAGAATCAAATGTTCCATTTAAACCAAATCCACTAATTGTACATTTTTTATTAACTTCATTGTTTTCTTGATATAACACTGGATAGGATTCTAGACCTATATCTTCATTAAGTGAGCATATTGCTATATCATACCAACCAAAATTATCTTCTTCAAAATCTCTATGACAAACTATATTTTTTACATGTATTTTTTTATTATTAATATGAATAACACACTTATCTGCATTCTTAACAACATGAGCAGCTGTTAATATTATTCTTTTTCTTATAGCAACAGAAGATGCACAAAATATTTTGCCATCTCTATAAGAACCACATAATCTTCCAACATGTGGAAATTTTCTTCCAAAATCTATATATCTACTATCTTCAACTAAAGGATGTCGCGTCCCAGCATATCCTATATTAGATAATATGATCAAAAAGAATAGAATTATTAATTTAATTAGTCTCATTTCTAACTCCACTTACTGGTGGAATTGATATCCAAACTAATTAATACACCCTATTATAGATTTTATAATACTTTTGATGCTATTAAACATCCTTTAGAAACAGCATGTAATGGATCTGATGCGTGTTTTACTTCTTTTATTGATAGTGGAAAATTATTTTCTTGTAATTTTTTAGTAAAAATATCCACATATCCTTTGGCTTGTGATGTGCCGCCAGCAACCACAATAGTCAATGGATTTTTAAACTTAGGTAATAACTTATGGTCTGTTAAAGCATGAGATAGTTGTTTTGTTGTATAATCAATTAATCTATCATAGTATGAAGAAACGGCAGCCAGAATAGGATTATCATTAGGTTCACCTATATTAAAATCACTACCCTCTTTCTCTGCTTGAACAACACTGTCCGTTTCACCAGTTGCAACAGCACTCATTCTATCAACCCAGTCTCCAGATTTTGTGGTACTAAAGACAACGGTTGGTTCACCATTAAGCATAACACAAACATTTGTCATACCAGCACCACAACTAATTGCTATACCAGTATAATCATCGTTTTCTAACTCAGCATAACATAACGCTTCTGCTTCATTAATTGCTTTTGCGTCATATCCACATTCTGACAATACGGTTTTTATAACATCCTCATGATAGCCCACATCAAAATCCTCATCTTCTTGATCAACTGGTTGTGCAGGAACACAGAATACCAATTTTTCAAAGGGCTCGGATGATTCCCCGACTACTTCTTTCAAAATAAATGCTAATATTCTTTTGGCGTCTTTTTCTTTTGAAGAAACAACACCCCTATACATTGGTCTTTTTGCTGTATCGTTTCTCTCAACCGCTTTTTCTATAGCATCTTTTCCTAGTATAATAAACGACCCATCACTATCTTTTATGAAAGTTTTTCCAGATAGTCCTTTTTCTATCATTTTTGTGGCAACGACTGTAGTTGGTTTTATAATATAAAAGGCATCTCTAAAATCCTTATAGACAACTCCATCATCAGAATCTTGAGATAAAACAATAAAACTTGTACCAACATCTAGTCCCTTTGCCATATTTAGCCTTTCATGTTTTTTAATTTATTAATTGAGGATGATATATTCTCATTTGATGTTTTTATATCTCCAAGATCTTTATATTTTTTTTCTAAATTATCCGTCTTAATATCTGTTACAAATGTTTTATCATCAATCTGAATTTTGTCTTTAGTAGATACCTGAGTATTATTTTTTCTAAAAACATTATTGTCTTTTATAGATACACCCTCGCTAGACCTAGGAATCAAATATCCTATACAAAAACACATTACATTATTTACTAATAATATGGCTATTATTATATAATATATATTATGATCATAGGTCATACTTATTTAATAGTCTACCTTTCTGTGATCTTACAACATAGCCTTTTCTAACCATGTATGGTTCAATACTATTTTCTATTGTTTCTATTGAAATTCCAGTTAAAGAAGAAATTGTCTTCAATCCAATAGGAGTTCCTTTAGATTTTGCTAGTGTTTCAATATATAGTTTATCATACACATCAAAACCATTATGGTCAATGCCTTGTATGTTAAATATCTCATCAATAGAAGCATCATCTTTGTTACACAGTTTATAATTTTTGTACCATTGTAGTCTAGCGTTCAGGATTCTTGGTGTGCCTTTGCTTCTTTTTGCAATCTCTAGTAGATCGTCATCTGATATATTAATATCTAGTTTTTGTGTATTCAACTTTGCTAGTTTAGCTAAATCACTATCACTATAAAAAGACAGATGTTCTTTAATTGTGAAACGATCATAGAATGGCTGACTTAAACTTCCACCAGTTGTTGTAGCACCAACCAGAGTAAACATTGGAATATCAATAGTTTCTATATTATTTTCTATCGACATACTAAGTTGAAAATCCTCCATAATAGGATATAAGAATTCTTCAACTATTTTTGGCAATCTATGAATTTCATCAATAAATAAGATTGATCGTGGACTTATACCCATTAGATATGGCATAAGATTCTTAACGCTTCTCAGGTTTGCTGCGTTTGCTATGTATAGGTTCACGTTCATTTCGTGTGCTATAGCACCCGCTATGGTGGTCTTACCAAGGCCAGGAGGGCCGTCTATTAAAACGTGAGGCATCACAGCACCCTCGCTTTTACAACCGCTCACCATGATCTTTAGACGATCAAGAACATTTTGCTGACCAATTATATCGTCAAATTTAGTTGGTCTAATAATATTAGCCATTCAAACCTCCAATAGACTTTAGTGCTTTTTTAATTAGCGTGGAACAATCTTCTGTTATATTCTTTATATAACTAGAAATTAATAATTTGTGTGATTCTTCTTTGGTGAATCCATAATTGACCAGAGCTTCTGTGCTCTTTTCCAAAAGGTCATTTGGTATTGTGTCTTTCTCTGGTTGCTTAGTTTCTGTATGTTGTGATTCTTCTTTTTCTAAGTAAACAATTCTTATTTTTTTAATTTGTTTTGGTGAAAAAGTAGTTTCACAATCACAAACAACTTTAAAGTTTTTTGTTTTAGTCTCTTTGATAGATAACCAGTGGTCACAATTACATTTATTATTAGGGCATCTATATTTTAGATGCAAATCGTAATCAATCGGTTTCTGGTTTTTCTTTTTTGTATTCATCTTTTACCCAAAAAATAAAATCATCAATATCGTTGTCATAACCTGTTTCAATAACGCCCTTATTAACTAGACCATTCAATATATTACTTGTCATTCTATCCCCTAGAGACTGTATAATTTTAGTATATATGGTATCATTAATTAATAGTCTGCGTTCTTTAGTTTTTTTGTTTTTTTGATGTTTCATTAACGATTTGATAATCATTGATGATTCATTAAGTGGTAGTATTTTATTTAATTCTTCTTTTTCTTTAGTTGTTAATACAATTATATCATCTGATTCTGTATCTTGATCTTCTTCTTGCTTACCGTAAGCATTATATATAATTTTTCTAGTGTGATCTATAAACATATCTAAATCTTTTATAACAAACCACTCATCTTTATTCATAAATATTTCCTAGTTGAGTATTTCAAATAATCCTTTATAGTATCGTGGTTGCCTAATAATATGTCCAGCATGACTCTGTAAATGTAATTCGTAGTCTTTGTGTAATTTATTATAAACAAAATATTTCATTTTCCAAATTCCTTCATTATACTGATTATTCCCCAAATACAGGGAGGTTTTATTCACCACTGTATTGGAGAAGTAATCATTCACAGGCAACGAAACAAACTGGAATCCATCAACAGGTTCGATTTTATATTGAGGTAGTTTATCAATAATTTCTTCTAATACTTCTTTATCTATCCATTGATAATCTATTTTATTCAATAAACTATCCATATATTTCTTGATCCACTCAGTATCTATCTGAAAGTAGAATTTATAAGGATCGTCATTATTTTCTTTATCGTTCATAATTTAAAAAGGAATTAGGGGATCGAACCCTAAGAGTTAGCACTAACTAATCCAGTCCCCAGACTATTCCTTTGCTTTTAATCAGTTATAACCATCCATATGATTATCTTCATCATGATAATAGGTTTCATCAATATCTTCCTCATCATCATTCCAGCCCCAATCATAATCATCATTAAGATCCTCTTCATCATCATCGTAGTCATCTTCAGTAAAGACAGACGAATAAAGAGGCTTGAGAAGTTCGCCTTGATACTCTCCGACAACTTCATATCGGCAAGTGCGAAGTTTCTCATAGTTACAATCACTAGGAACACTCACAACATCAGCAGGATTAATCTTAACGATAACAATCTTATCGCCAGATTCAAGACTTCCATAACCGGCCACATAATTCAATGCACCAGCATGAAGCCCATTAGAACAACCTCGGCCACGATCATCATCTACTTTTGATCGTGTCATTTCGCAAACATTGCCAACATGATTATCAAAGACTCCGCGATATTTGTCCATGTAATCTGACCTGACTGCCTTATAAGCAAGGAAATAACCATCCTCAGTAATAGGCAGATGCTCATGCTCAAGGAAATCATAGAGTTCCTTTTGACTCTGCATACTAGGATTTTCCATAAGATTATTCAGGAAATTAACAAGAGGCTGAAAAGGAAGACCCTTACTCATAAACTCCAGAATTCTCTTACTGATAGATCCGTGAACAACCTCACCCTCATAAGTTACCTGACCATTCTTGATCTCAACAAGACCGTCACTAAAAGTAGCAACTGCCTTCTCAATATCAATCATTTCAAGCAACTCGTCAGATGTTGCAGTAGGCAATGCCTCCAGAATCATCTTATAGTTAAGATGGTCAGGCAGAACTTGAAAACTCTTGTTGTTCAGCACAACCGTCAGATTACCATCAACAAACATAAACGGAACACTCATGATATAAACTCCTATTGTTTTTAGTTACCTTGTGAATTACTTAATCAAACTACTCAACTGAATCTTAAACAAATCAACCTTATCACTATCCATAGTCTCAACCCATATAGCATTATTTCTCTTACCATAATAATTATCAGCAAATTGAGAGATAGGATTATTCTTACTGTCCAAATGTCTAAGACTGCCGTTATTTTGGTTGCTTCCCATAACATACTTCAACATCGGGTTCTTGTCAACCTCGACTTTAAGAATTTTCTTCAAGTCTGCCGCTTTGGTCAACTTATACTTGATTGCTTTAGTCTCAGACTTAAACAACTTAGTATATCCCTCAATATCGTCAGAATGGTCAAACATCTGATGTTGAATATTTATAAGAGTGTTATACTGTACATTTTTCTTTTTGAGTTCCTTACTATCAAGATTATCAATACCTCGATCCTTGAGCAAAGAGTTAATATGGTCAAAATATTCAGTCTGAGAGAATAGTTTCAGATCAAAAGTTTCTCTGTGCATAGTATCAGCAAAGAATTCCATTACAAGAAAACTATCAATAACATTGGATAGTTCAGTATTCTTGATATATTTCTTATAGTCAAGACCAAAAATACTCAACATATGACAAGAGAACTGGCTAACCAGTGTTCCATAATTGTAATAATGATTATCGTTATCTCCATCCTTACTGATAAATTCCTTTTTGTAGAATTCAACAATAGAGTTGTACTCATTGGTATTGTTAAAATAATTCTTAATCTTTGTTGAGAGAATCTTCTTGAACCAAGTGTTAAAGTCAACAAGATTGTGTCCTTCACTAGTCATTTTTGCTACAAAATTACTCTTGATAGCATAAACCTTCACATCTCCAAATAGTCCCTTGATATTCTCATTACCAAATAGCGATACAATCTTATTAATCTTGGGAAACTCTGGTGTGCTTTGATAACGAAGAATAGGAACATAAATGATAGAATCACTATCACTCAATTCATCTAGTTCGTCACTTGTAAGAGTCTTCAAACTAAGAGCATCGTTATATTCGACACTAAGTTTACCAGAATCCTTAGACTGACCATGAATAAAGAATATATCTTGATCGCTAACACTTCCATTACTATTCCTAACTCCAGTTTTACGAGGGCCAGAACTTTGAGTAAGATGCTTATAGTCAGAAACCTTTAACAGATTGTCAGCACCAACATCATTAATCAGATCATCAAAACCCTTGTCGCTTTGAGTATGATCCTTTGTGTCCATAATCATGTAAGCAAAACAATCATTTTGATTACAATAACGTGTCACAATCTTCTTGGCAGTTTCTTCACCCTTAACGTCACAAACAAAAAAAGCAATTTTCCCATTCTTCTTCTGACTATTCCAGTAAGAATATCCCTTACCAGTAAGAGTATCATGATGGATTTTGTCTGTTAGAGAAATAAGGCGTCGTGAACGATACCCGCTGCTCTTGTAATTAAAAACGTACAGGTTCTTGCCAGCCTTGATTTTATATTCAAGGTCAGCACCACTATTAATATTGTGGCTCTTACCATTAGGGTCAGTCCAAGATGCACCAACACCCCATCCACCAGACAATTCATTCATCTGATAATATGTTGTGATAGCCTCGATCTTAGTCTTAGCAGCAGAAATCTTCTTACTAAATTCATCCTTCATCTCAAGATAAATCTCTTGAGTCTTTTGACGCAGACTCTTAATTACGCTCTTAGTATACTGCAAACCTTCACGGGAAACATCCATTTCCAGTTCGCCAATACCAAAATCAAGTTCCAGATAAAGACCAGAGTTAATGATCTCACTAACAAAACTCTTCCACGAATCAATATCGGCCTTCTGGAAAGCCCTATTCCACTTGGCAATATGATCTGGTTGATCCTCCTTCTCCTGCCCAATAATCTGAGCAGTCTGAACAGGATACGCAATATTACCCATGATAGCAACAACACCACTATCAATACGTTGGTAGTTATTAGGATAATACTGGGTATCGTTATTAAGTCTGCAAACTCTCCAGCCGTTACCACTAATAACAATATTGGTATTGCTATACTTATGATCTTGCAGATTATCTCCAAGTCCACCTTCAATAATGGGTTTCATTCGGAAATAATGGAAAATCCTGATAGCCTTATTTGTAAACTCACTAAAATCGTGGTTCTTAACAGCAAAACTGATTTCAAGACCATTAGCCTCATCAGTTTCGCAAGTATTAAAAAGATTCAGAGTGGGAACACCGCTATCATCAATAGCAGCAATATAGGTATACTTAGTTCCATTAAAATAAGAACTGGTGGTAAAACTCTTGGTATAAGCAAACGGACTCTTGCTACCAAGACCAAGACAACCAACAAAATCGTTGCTATCGTTTTTATTAGAAGCACCGTAGGTTGTATACAGGTTCTCCATATCGCCCTGACTAAGACCAGTGCCATAATCACGCACGGTAAAAGAAGGATTAGCAGATGTTGGCAAGATCACCTTGAAGGGATTCTTATTACCAGCACTAATATGACTATCATAAGCATTAGTAGACAGTTCACGAATAACTGCCATCACCTTATCGGAATAAAGAGAATCCGAAAGGATTTTAAACATTTTGCTGGTCTGAGCGATTGTAAAACCAGACTCGCTACGAACACCAGCACTATGAGTCTCAATAACGCGATCTGCCAACTTCATCTTTATGTCTCCAAATGTCCTGTGAATCGTTCCTGTGATAGTCCAATCATACCACAGTGTTATCGGTTGTCAAGCCCCTCTATCTTTAGATTGTATCGCCATCCATCCTAAATATGCCGTAAGGATTCCAAAAAATCTGAGTAAATTAACTGGCAAAAAACACCAATATATTCCTATTAAAATGCTCAAAAGTCCCATTATGTATATTACGAATTTTGGAATGAATCTTGATTTACTTAATAACCAAGTTGCTGGCCCAAGTAGCACCACAAATAAAAACATTAGTGATACTAATAGTGCTAAACTAGCCATTAACTTTCGTCCTCACGGCTATTCCATTCGCTTTCTTCTTCCTCATCTTCATCTTCTTCTTCGTCATCATCATAAGCGAAACTTCTTTCATCATAAGGAGTCCAATCTTCTTCGTCATCTGAATCATTCATTGATTCGGCATCTTCAATAAAGACTGTAATAGTATTAAGTATATCAAATAACTTAATAAGAGTATCGTCCATAGACTTTATCTTATTTTCTATATTTTTGACACTTTTTTTAAGATCAGCAATTTCTTTAACTACTTCTTTAGATATACTATTATCTATACTATGTAGTTCTTTATTTTGCTTATTGATTTCTCTGATTATATCGTTAAATTCTTTAGACATAAATAATACTCCTTATACTAAAGAATACACCATCTAATCACACCAATAACCATTACCACAACAACAAGAATATCTATTGCAATACCCGCATTTTGGGCCAGGAGTTGCCATTCCCCAAGCATTAGCATTACAGTCAAAACTCTCAGGCCCAGTATCAATACATACTAATTTAGCCTTATTGTTTCTTTTAATATATCCCACATTCCAATAATGACAATCCCAAAATCTCAGTTTCGTTTTATTTTCAATAGTTTTTACTAGATTTTGAATATCTCGCAGACGTTTTTTCATCACCTTTTCGTCAAGAATTTTTGCACGTTCTGTAACATATCCCCAATCAGTATCATCGCCCCATTCGTATTTTAATTTGGTTATTTTACCAATAACTTTTGGAGCAAGATCAAATTTACTCAATAGTTTTTGTTTGTTATAGGCTATAGTGGCACTCTTTTTACTACCAAATTGTTTGAATCCAAGAGTTTTATCCTCTTTTATCCAATAAAATTCAGCACAACCACCTTCCTCAAAACAACCAAAACCATCATCGTGAATTGTATACTTCATCTTCTCTGATAATATTCCCTGTTAGTTGTTCAACAATATCAATTGCAGTTTTTAGTTCACTTGTTTCCAGAATTTTAATAGGAGTTCGTGCAAAATCAAACTTAAATGTTCCAGTAACCATATAGTACGGCTCATCAATTCCTATACCATCAACGTTAAAGTATTCTTCTAAAGAATTTACTTCTTCTGGTATGAGTCCGCCATTATAGTCACTAATATCTCGAATAGTGTCAATATGATAATGAAGAATATGAGATCGTGGATTACCTTCATTAGAACACCATCCCTTAAAATACCTATTTGGATAACTTACCACTTTTCCAATCCCCTTTTAGAAATTCTTCTCTGTTTGAATAGAGAGGTATTAGTCTATCATCCTTGTCATCAAATCTATTATAGTGCAAAGTTAGATTGTATAGGTCATGTCGGTCATTGATTAAACCATAAGCAAC